TAGTCTGTAATCGGATAAGTTACGTCACTATCACCATCAGTACTAATCTTATTAGTTATCTTTACAGTGTCCCCAATTAACGCATTTATTGTAGGGTTGGCAATAAGATTCGTATAAGAAGTAGGTGAGTTACCGTAACCATCACTATCCACTGCAACACTAACTGAATCTTTACCTACTAATCCCAATCTGTCTATAGCGGCACTATCAACGTAATAATTGCCGGCAAAACCGTGGGTTAATGTGATGTTAATATCTTCTGGGGATTTTAATCTAGGCGGAATGAGTTCGGAAATAGATCCAGTCAAACCACGAAACTCATCTACTTTACCGTTAAACGCCTCGTAGGTATTATCACCTACTGTTCGCATAGCATCAGTACCTAGAGCAAATCCGTTCGTTCCAAACAAAGTAAGGTCTCTACCACAATCACTATCTAAAATCTTTCTTCCGTTTAGATAAGAGTAAAGTTGGCTGTTTACACCAGAACCATTGCTATCAACACCGATAACTATATGGTTCCATTTACCAATGTCATAAGGTACGTTATCTAAACGATTAAAACCAAGTTCATTTACAAAAGATTGTACGATATGTCCTTCGTCATTAATACCCCAGATCATGATATTTGGATCTAACGTTCCGTTTCCGCCAACCGTTAGTAATGCTTGTAATGGATTATCTGTAGGGGGCAAGTCGTTAGGGTAGAAAAATAATTCTACCGAACCGTTGTCGTTAGTGAATAAAAACGTATCATTAAACGATCTATTAAGGTCAGATGATAAAGAGTTCTCGCCAAATAAAGAAAGCGTTTTGGGAGGATCGACCGTTATCGTAGGCGCAGAATCATAACCTTGACCACTAATTGCTATACTACCCGCTGATTTTAACGCACCACTAAAGGTGTTAATGTTTAGTTGATCACCTAGATTGATTGCAAGTGTGTTTTGTTCAGCAGGTTCCATTGTAACCTTGTACTGATATGCACCTTCATACTCAATCGCATCAATCGATGCAATGTTAGTATCGAAGTCTTCGTCACTGTATTCGAATAACTCACACTGTAAACGGAATGTCGGTAGTTGACTTAGTTGATAGAACGGAGTCTCGGTCTCTACCTTCAATACTTCGAACATAGAGTTCGACATAGGTAGATAAATGATATCGCCTTCACGTGGACGGAACCCAACCTCTGCTAGGTTGTCGCCAATTAGTTTCTTCCAACGTCTACGTGCAAATACGAATGTTGCTTGATCACGCAACTCGATACCGAATTTAGTGAATAGGTCACCCTCTCCATCAAACCCTTCGGTATTCTCGATGTAAGTCTCGATCTTATATGCATCTGAAAAACGTGAAGGAACATCGTCAGCAAAGATGGTGTCTTTGTTAACGATCTCACGTGGAATGTAATATACGTCCTCACCATAGAACTTCAGAGACTCGATTACGAGATCTTCGTAAAGACTTTGTTCGGATCGTACTTTTTTGCTTATATACGGATTTGTTGCCATATTACCCTGCGAAGAAGATAGGGCCTACATCTTCTTCTTCCCTAAACCTAGTACGAATCTGTTCAAGTTCATTGTTAGCGTCCTCAAATATAGAACGACCACTGATCTGAACACCCCCAGGCAAGGTCATGCCATCAAACTTTAATAGGTTGGTTCCCCATTGCCTTTTGATAATTGCGGTTAGATATTCTTTAAGAAACTTGTGATTGAACAACGAGTTGTAATCACTACCATCTGCAGCTTCTGATTCTTCAGATGGAGTTCTGATACCATAGACTTCGATAACAATGTAATCTCCCGCCGTGAGTTTCTCTGAACTCAAGTAGTAGTGTAGACGATTACCTTGTCGGTCAAATGTAGTTTCGGGTGTACCGCTTAGTTTCATATCAAGTAATGATAGATGTTGTTGCATTTGTTCGTAGTATGCAATGTCACCAGCATAGTTGTTTAAATCGGTGACATCGTTCAACATCATCTGATACTTGATATCAAAGAAATTTGTTGTTTGTGAAACAGTGTTGATCGGAAACATACGAACAACAGTGGAAATGGAAGCATCTCCTAGATCGATATATCCTTGTTCAATAATCTCTGAAGTCACTTCAAAAGACATGTAGTGCCTACGTGAACCGTCAGGATGATTCTCACGGAACCACTGAATTGCCTCGTCTACACGATCCTCTAGTTGTTCGTCATCTACGTTTATCTCAAGAACAGGCGCACCCAAACTACGTAAGCAATAATCTATTAGTTCCTGTCTAGTGTTAGGACTTGCCATATCTTTTCTCTTAAATTAATTAGTATGTTCCACCGTCAAGAGCGGTAACTCTAACTCCGCCAGAGGTAAGAGTAAACTGATTGGTTGATCCACCATCTGATTCAGCAAGACCGTCAAACTTCGCCGCACCTATCACACTTGTAGTCGCAATATCAACATTAACCGTAAGTGTGTTTGCAGCGTCATTGTAAACAGAACCAATACTTTGACCATCTGTAAATAAAGTATTAACACGATCATCAATTGTTTCAGATAGATCATGAATCGTTGCTTCAACGGTTTTGTTGAATACCCATCTGTCGTTCGATCCATCATATGTAAGAGATGGTGGACTACTGAATGAAGATGAACCAATAATGATACCAGCACCATTAGCTGCTGTTCCATCATCTGCACTGTCAGCGAGGGTAAGAACAAGATCATTAATTGTTACTTCAGTACTATTTATTGTTGTTGTAGTACCTTGAACAGTTAAATCACCTAGGATAACAACTTCACCCGAATCACCAACAGGGCCTGGATTCAAGAAAAGAGTTGATTCACCAGCGTCAGTTGTACTGATTGTGTTACCATCGATTCGAATATTGTCAACATCAACTTGGGTTAAACCAGCTAGTGCAGTAGAAGAACCACCAAGTGAGATTGCGGTAGTACCAACTGTTACTGCACTATTTGCGAGTTTGCCGTTTTCGATAGAACCAGCAAGTTGAGCATTGGTGATCGTACCACTCAGAGATGAAGTTGGGTAACTAGTCGCATTTGTTAAGTCAAATGCTGGTTGAGCAGAAGTCCCACCTAACGCAACAGATACACCACCAAATGATACTGAAGTGTTGTCCATGTTGAACGTTACTGTATCATCAGTAACAACAGAAGTCAAACCAGTACCACCAGCAAAGGTTAGTGCGTTACCTGTAGTATAAGCATCAGTGTTAGAGGCATCATCGGTTAAAGTGATCGTTGACGAAACTCCACTGAGTTGAGTATCAACATATCCTTTAGTTGCCGCATCAGAGTCAGCAGTTGGTGTTACAACATTCGATATCTTAGAACCTTCAACAGAGACTACACCAGATCCATGTGGACTTAATAAAAGATTACCGTTATTATCTGTTGTGCTGATGGTATTGCCGTCAATAGTAATGTTATCAACGATCCATTGATTCACTTTTGAATTAGCGTCTAGAATAACCGCTTTGGAACCAGCAATAGTGCCAGCAGTTGAACCTAGTAAGTCAGTATAATATTTACCACCGATGGGGTCAATGTTTGCGGCTTCACCGTCATTATTTTCATTTCCCCAACCGATAAATAACTTACCGCCTGTACCACCACTCCAACTATAAGCCAGTTCACCACTACCTAAAGCTGTTGGAGCATTTGATGACCCTGACCGTTTGATTTTAATTTCAGTTGTCACTAAAAGTTTCCTCCGTTAATGAACTGTTTATCTAAATTCTGTGTTGCTTCGAATGTGTCGGAAGTTTCGTTATAAACCAAGACACTTCCGTCTTGTTTTGTACTTGTATCCACTCCTGTAATATTGTCAATATTAGCTGTAGCAAGAGGGGATACTTCGAATGTATCAGAGGTTGCATTATAAATTAAGATATTACCATCTTCTTTCGAAGCGGTACTTACCCCTTCTATATTGTTAATATTAGGCGCAGAACTCCGAACGTTTCTAACTGGTCGGCCGACTTTTAAAGAGTGTACTCTAGTTTTTCCGTTGACCTTGACTTCGGTTACGGTTTTTCCTCGACCCGATGTTACATCTAACGTCATACCGATCTACCTAGTTACCGATGGATTGACTTTTATTTTACCTTCTAAGATACGTTCGATAATAGTATTTTCTTCTCCATCAATAAAGTGTAATTCAACATCATAAACGTACCTACCAGTAGTATTTAGACTGTCTGTTTGTTGATTAGTCAAACCCAAAATGACTACACCATCAGAAGCAGGTTCTTCTATAGAACATGCAAACTCAATTGTGTCTTCTGCACCTGAGTTATATGTTCTCTTCATCATAGCTATAACTGAAAAACCTGTAAGGTCTTTTACTGAACCATCAGGATCCTTGAGATGTAATTCTATTGCAACATCTGCACCTTGATCGATTGAAAAATCTTCGTAATCTGCCATAACCCTATTCTAAAAAGTAGTTTTCTTTGTTTTATTTATAAGAATTAAAACCTTTATTCTGAACTAATTTCATCAATTATCTCTTCTCTAATAAATTCACTTGTTTCTGATCTATCAAAACAAAAAGAAACTGTATGTCTCCAACACTTAGAAGCGGCTGCGTGATATAAAAGTTTATCGGGTTCTCCATAATGACCAAAGTATCCAGCTTTGCATTGCCAGCCTGGTTCATCATGCATGTAAACAATTTCTTTCTTTTCCGTGTCCCAATATTTGAAGTAACCATCACCTGTTTCGCTGTAAGTGAAAATTAAATTCCATGCAGCTGCATTTGCATTATTGTGCCAAGAGATAAACCCACTTGGTGGATAAACTGCTGATAATGCATTATTTCTACAACCCAACCAAGTCATTATATCTTCTTGAGAGTCTTGTAATTTTGACATTACCTCCGATCTATAACTAATCTCATCAGGAGTTTTCGGTATTGTTCTCTTGAAGAATTGGTGTTCCCTGTTACACATTCTCATTTCATAACCGTGCATAGTCTCTGGGAAACCACCATGATCATCTCCCATACTCATGATTTCGTGAAGGTATTCATCAGAAACAAATTTCGCCTTATCAGCATCAGAATGTTGATTGCCTGCACAATGCATGTACTTCGTGAACGCTTCCTCGTTATATGTCCTAACACGAACAAAACTGTCTAAGATAGAGAGAAGTTCTTTATTCTTTATTGGTATGCTTCGCATTTTTTGAAAATCCATAATAATATTACCTCTCATTACTTCCTATATCTGTATAGTAATGAAAATCTTTGAAAACACCACAAGAAAAATGTCTTAAAATAATAGGGTTATCTGGTTTAGTAATTTCGTAGTTCCAAGCATTATAATAATTCCATCTCATATCATCATCAAATATACCAATCTTCAAATCTTTATATTTTTCTTCTTTGTTCGTCAACCACCAAAGAGAGAATTGATCCCACTGTTTAAGACTTTTTGGGTAACCTTCGGGCCACCATTTATGATCCATTTGCCTTCTGGTGAGATCCCACCAATCTTCCATGAACTCACGGACAATAGGTTTAGTCATATCGTAAAGACAGACACCACCACACAGATCAAAAGATATCTTTCCTTGATCTGGAGTGTCAAATTCATATTCAGCGTAAATGTAATCACGTTCTTTTGTCAATGCAGAGAAAACAACATCGTGGTCTTTCATTTCATCCCAGATCTTTACGACATCTTCGTGTTCGCACTGCATGTCAGCGTCAACATACATCGTGATGTCATAAGGAGATTGAGCCATGCCCCAGAGTTTGGCACGGTAATGATCATCACAAATTATTATATTGTCCGCTAAATCTCTTCCAGTGTCATCCAACATCCACTCTTCACACACTAAGGTTATATTAGCGTCTTCATAGTAATCTCTAATCGAATCTATTAGATTGGTTGCGTAAACATAGAAAGATCTTTTGCGAGAAGCAACAACCAGAAATCCTTTACTTTTCTGTTTCTTCTTCGGCATTCTCTTTCTCCTCATTAGCAATATGTTCTTGAAGAATCATCATCGAATATAGATTGACTTCAATTTTACTTTTTGCTCGTCTAAGTTTTGCCTTTAGTTTTCGGTTTTTACATTTCTTAATTTCTTCAACTTCGAATGCTTCCATTTTATATCCGAAAAGTTTTTCTAAGGCACGTGCTTTCTCGTGTTCGATATCACGAACTCGTTTCTCTTCTTTCTCAGCAGCTTTGCGTTTTAGACGTTGTTCAGTATTTTTGGTGATTAGGTCTTCACCAAGAACTTCAATAAGTTCTGCGAAATCTGTATTTTCATTTCCAGATTTAGTGAACTTTTTAAGTCTCATTACTTGTTCGACTTTTCTGTCATTGTCGTCAATGATTTGCAGAATGCAAGTCACGTCATCTTTGGTTTCTGGTGCTTCCCAAAAAGCATTATCTAACCATTTTCTACTACTCATCTCAATCTCCTAATTGTTTAATGATGATGTTTATTATATATATTGTACCTAACTAACACCGATAATATCAAACTTAATAAAATCTAAAGAAGCACAGTCCACTCCATACCAAACTTCTACGGTCTCCCCATCGTTTAAATAAAATAGCGGTGATCGAGCATGATAGTAAACACTACTCATTGAGGCGATCGACCCACCACTGGTTTCAAAGTATCCGTACCCTATATTATCTCCAGTTAGAGAAGTGAGGAATGGATTAGGTATTCTTCCAGTGCCACCACTGGCAGTTCTGCCAACGTTGTAAGCATTACTATGAAATATAGTAAACCTTCCGTCAGTACCACTTCTGTTATGATAAACATTGATCTCAGCACCAGTACTATTATGCCATTCATCAGCATCAGTAGTTGTGGGATTGACGCCACTCTTAGTTCTCCAACTACTATTAGTACTGGTAGTTGACCCAAACGTGTCAATATCATGAAACGTACCATTAATAGAATATCCGAAAATTTGAGCATCTCCATGAAAATATGAACCTATCGCAGGATTAGCTCTCTGAGCCGAAATGTGCAAATACTTTGATGCGGATGCACCACTATACGTCAACTTTACCCTTCTTACAAATAGTAAAGGGTTATTGGTGATTGTGCTTGAAGAGGAACCAGTACCACCAAGGTCAGAATGACTGGGAATAGCAGTGTCGGTATATGAATTTGTGCCAGTGTAGGTTACAGGTATTCCGCCCAAGTTACGTTCTTTACCATAAAAGTCGTCAAAATCGATGGTGGACAAATTTGTGGTCTCTTCTGCTATTGCTCTCACGTCCGTGTCATTCAGTCTTATCGTTTCACCATTAGTATCATCAAGACGATTCCCAACGTTGTTGTAAAATTTTGACCCAGACTCATTTCCGAGTGTCATTGGTTGAACAGCATCGGTCGAAGTTCCTGTGGAGTATGAACCACTAATCTGAAGAATTTTATTAGCTGATGTACTAAGGTAACACTGAAAAGTACCAGTACTAGACGAACCGAAACTAAGTTTTAAGATGCTAAAGTGATGACCAGTAGATTTCTGTGTTGAGGTAGTTAAAGAATCTACCGTACAGTTTATAAGAGGATATGTGGAAGTTCCTGGCACGCCAACAGTCTTAACATAAGCAGTAATTGTTTGACCACTATACACTACCAAACCAACACCAGTTCCAGTAGACCCACTCGTATCGTTTTGGTATCTTATGTCACTTTCTAAGATAAATTCGTCGGCTTCCTGTAAACGACCTCTAACCGTCATTATAGATGCTGACATTACTATTCACCTTCATTGATGTGTGCTGTCGAATCAGAATCGACATTATTTTCTTCCTCATCGGGCGTCTCATCGTTGACGACTTCTTCACTGGTGTCTACTTCAGGGACTACATCCCAAGGATTAATGTTATGTTCGACAGGTGTTTTAGATAAAGCAATATCTCCTGCAATTTGCGATTCGGTATTTGAAACTTCTTCCTCTCCGAGCGAAGATTTAACCCAACCGATTACAATATCTTTAGTGACATCCGCCCATGCAATGTAGTTTTCCGAAGAAGGATCTGCATCAATATGAACACTGCCATAACGTCTACCACGGTGAATTACCTGTTTGTCGCCAACTTGTTCCGTCTCATAATCTGAAGCTTCCCAATGTACCATTTTGATAGCACCATCAGAGATATTCGATTCAACCTTTACTATATTCCAAACTACTGCCATAATTATTCGCCTTTCTCACTAATTTTAGATTCTAGATACGCAACCTTTTGGGTCAACTCCTTTACTGCTTCTATCAACAGGGGTGTTAGTTTGTCATAAGAAACACTTTTATAATCTTCTCCGAACTCGTCTTGACCTACCGCAGATTTAGTTACAATCTCAGGTAATACTTCCTCAACCTCTTGAGCAGATACACCGACCTCTAGTTCGGTATTATCCACACCCAAAGAATGCGCTAATGCGTTTGGTTTATAGTAATATCCTGTGAGTTTATTAACTTTATCTAGAGCATCTGGAATTGCTCCCTTAAAGTCTTTCAGTCTTTCGTCAGAGTAATATGCAGTCACATTACCTGTAGCAATGATATTACCATTAACGTGAAGTGCTTCAAGTGGGGACGAGACACCTATCCCAAATTTACCACTTGCATCTAACCGATGTTTTTCTCCGCTCTGACCATATAAAAATTGTATCGATGCGCCAGAACCAGAACCATAATAACTTTGAACTTGAGCCAACGACAAGTAATTGCCGATTTTAAAGGCTGAAGCACTAGTAGTATTGTATAATTGAATACCTTGTAAAGTAGTATTAGTAGTAGATGACGTACTCTCTACAATTAAAGGTTGTCCATTGGTCTTTTTAATCCTCGTAATACCATAGAGATAATTATTGCTCACTGCAGCTGTATGTAAACTACCAATCGTAGTCGTAGCGCTTAAACCATTAGTGCTTGCGTTTGTACCGATATTTATATATCTGGCGCCAGCACTACTACCTAAAGAACCGATATTGACGGTCTTTGTCCCGCCTGAACCCATGTTGCACCCAATCGAGGTGGTTTGGGATGCACCTGAACCACCTGTAGCTGAACCAATAGATATATCTTGATTAGCGGTACTTCGACCGATTGTAATTAAACCTGTGCCAGTTGTTTTACCCATAGTGATGGTGTTAGTGGTTCCTGCTGGATTTACAGAAAAGTTGTTACCATCAAAGGCAACCGCACCATTCGTAAATGTACTAGCACCACGAATCGCAACACTGTGAGTACCAGTTCCATTAGAGCAACCAATAGTCACTGCTGTATCTGCGGCAGTATTTGAATTTGCGGCTAAATTCAATACAGTGTCACCGCCACTGGCGCTGTTACCACCGATATTAATCGTTTGTGTTGCACCACTTGCTGTCTGAGCATTACCAATGTTAATTAAGTTGGTTGAGGTACTTCTACCAAGAGTGATAGTGCCTTCTTGAGTAGTCGATCCAAGAGTAATAGTGTCTGCTGCGGTAGATGGGTTGACAGTAAATGGAGTAGTTAAGTTTGCGCCTACTTCAAATATATCATTACCGCCACGAGAGTATAGGATACCATCTGCGGTATTGAGGGCGAGTTCGCCTTCTACAATGTTATTGGTGTCAGGAGCATTACCAGACGTATTGCTCCGTTTGATTTTAATGGTGGATGACATATGTACCCCTGTCGGTTCAATCTCTATTTAGAGTTTATTTAAATTTTATCTACCTTGTATATACAAGGTTGTTGTTAGATAAAAACTTTTACTTTGTTATCTATTTATAATGAATAGAATTAATTGTATCTTACATATAAAGTATATGTTCTATGTGTAGATAAAGTTGGTCTAATGGTAGATCCCAGATAATCACCAGTATAGTCTACATTTCGATGTTGCGTATAACCTCTTTGATAGTCACCAGTATAGGTTCCGATAAACTCTTCGTATCTTTCTCTTGTACTTGTACTAGTGTAATTTATACCTGAAGCTTCTTCATTGATATAGTTGACCGAACGATGAAGTAAATAGTTTCTGGTACTTGTGTACAGATGTTGACTAATGAAGTTACCTGTATAATCACCCACGAAATCTTTTAATATATTAGATGTACTGGTAGAAGCATAATTGACCGATCTTTCTCTTGTCGAAACGTATATAGCAGAACTAATATAATCAGTTATTCGAGTACTCTGGAAGTTACCGACAAACGTACGAGCAAAATTACCAGTATAATTTTTAATAGAGTCGGTGTCTCTTGTTGAAGTTCCTATGTATGTTTCTAACGCAGTAGAGTTGTAGTTACCAGTATAGTTACCAACAAACGGCCTAGCGTATACACCAACAAAGTCACCAGTATAGTTTATAGTTCTAGTCGATGCGTAGTCACCAACATAGTTACCAGTAAATGGTTGTACGAAGTCACCTGTGAAAGTAGCCTCTCTAAGTTTTTGTACGATACTGTTAAAGTTACCAGTAAAGTCATTAGTTCTTGTAACGGAAGTGTAATTTCCTGTGAAATCTTTGTTGATGTCAACACTAATACTTCGCTTACGCAATTTGTTGTATCCATAGGAGTCTGGGTTTGAGTAACCACCTAACAAGCCTTCGACCGTCTCACCCTGAGTTTTATAATTAACCGAAACCGATGCAAAGTTACCAATATAGTCAGTATCGAAATTACCGACATAGTCAATTTCTTTCGTATACTCGCCACCAATATATGTGTTCGCATATTCAAGCCATTGTTTTACGCCACGACCGTGATAGTTACCTACATAAGTTGGAGTACCATCTCTAGTTTTTTCAACAGCAGTGCCATATCTTTTCCTAGTTCTGGAACCATAATACTGCGGTGCTGATACACCTGTAGCACCACCAATCGGCGCAGTTGACCAAGCCGATGGATAATATCTTACATAAATTCTTTGGTAGTTACCAGTATAACTAAAGGGTGTACCACTTCGTGTTCTTGTCCAATTCTGACTAGTGGTTGGATATGCTTTTCTTGTACTTACTCGTGTACTGAATGTCGTTAGACCTGTAAATACCAGATTGTCAGTAAATGTTTGTGCAACTGTCAATGTCGATGTTGATGTGTAGTTACCAGTATAGTTACCGTGATAGTTACCAGTATAGTTACCAGTATAGGTTATAATATAGTTTCCTGTATAAGTTCCAGTAAAGTTTCGTGAATAATTACCAGTAAAGTTACCAGTTCTAATCTTTTCATAATTACCGATGTATTGTTCGACACGAGCTCGTGTACTAGTTACGCTAGTATAATTGGCAACACTTGTACTCGCAAACTCAAAAACAGAATCTTTTGTTGATGATATCGATGCGTAGTTACCAGTATAGTCTATTCCGCTATATGTCTTAACAGAGGTGGATGCATAGTTACCAACATAGTTACCAGTATAGTCACCAGTATAATTAGCGGTGAAAGTTGCACCTGTATACTCTTTGGTGTAATCTGTTAAACGGTGAGCGGTAAAATTCTTTGGTATATCATTAACATAATCTCCAGTAAAGGTTCTTACGAAGTTGCCCGAATAATCACCAGCGTACTGACCAGTATAGTTACCAGTATAGTTATCAATATAGTCACCAACATAATTACCACCGAAGTTTGTCGAAACATCCCTATTGTAGTTACCTACGTACTCAGCAGTGTAGTTCCCAACATAAGTTTTTATAAAGTCGCCTGTAAAACTTAATATGAAGTCACCAATGTAATCACCAGCATACATTCTGTTGTATCCGCCAGTATATTCACCAGTATAAGTTCCTACATATGTGCTAGAAAATACCGACTCTCTAATGTGTATATGATATTGATCTTCCTTAGTGTTTCTAGTATCTAAAGCACTACCTACCGATTTCCAAGTTCCTGTCGCATCAGGTGCGCCTTGAAGATCACTTCTTAATTGATATGTACCGATATTACCTTCAATTCCACGGCGATACTTACATCTTTGTCCGAGAACGTGACCCAACTGATTCAGTGGGAGAGTTTTAATAGTAGGAGGAGTGTTAGTTAAATCACCGGCATCGTTACCACTGAGTACTCTATCTAAAGCTACAATTGCACACGAGTCGGTTTGACCAATATCGAAACTGCCTGTTTTTTGCCAGATATGATAGTTTTTACTAGTACCATCTGTCCTGTTGTCGGTGGCGAAAATTTTTCTATCGTCCAAACTACCAAATTTTCCAACGACATGTCTTCGCCAATTGGTTTCACTAGGATCAAAACCTGCTGAATCTAGTCGATAAACTCCAGTAAGTTCATGTTGTGCAATAAGACCATTTAGTCTATCTGCAAGAGTATTTAAGTCCGAATCCTTTATCTCCTGAAGACTAGGTTTACCATTTATTGTTTTGTAAACTAAAGGTCGATTTACATCCGCAGTGGTAGTTATCCAGTTTCTAAGATACGGTTTATTAGTTGAATTCAGAACAGCAGAACTAGCAAGAGTGTCTAAGTTAGTTGTAGTGGTAGTAGCTGTTATGTGAGACTCTGGATGAGTACCCACAACTTCATTGTATTTTGAGTCTGCATATGAACCTGACGGAAAATCGTAACCTAGATTATTCTGACCTCTAACTAAATTACCAACAGTTTCCACATCAAATTCATAGTTCAATAACCTAACACCAGCAACAGATGCAAGATACTTTTCTTCATCCGAAGAAACTCGTTGCAAATCTCCATTTGCATTTTTAATCTTTAAAATTAAATCTGTTGACATTCAGTCGCAACCTTGAATTGGTTTATATTAACTATTTAGTAGTGTGCCGTCAACGTCATAGATATCTACTACCCTTGCCGCAACTCTATTTAGTGCGGTAACAATGTCTTGATTGTGACCATCATAGAAACTTGATAAACTTGTTCTCTCACCCAGATCACTGTCTACTTCGTTAATCGCACCGTGAACTGTTTTCTCAGTAGTATCTAGGTCTGAACTAGGTAGAGTGATCTGACCCGCCATTGTGACATTCGCACCACTGAATGTCATTGCAGTGGTATCACCTGATCTTACTATCAGATTACCCGAAGTATTCTGGAATCTACCGAACTGAGTTCCACCGTCTTTAAGTAGTACATCACCACCGTCTGCATCAAGTACAATGTCACCAGCAACATCCATTGTCAGACTACCACCAAAGACTTTCATCTCGGTTCCAGCGGATCGTGCATGATTGTAATCGAACTGGACTCTTGTATCATTATCAGAGTCTCGGAAGTGTACATTACCTTCGGTAGCATCAAGATAAATATTCTTAGCAACATCAAAAACAAGATTCTTTTTGTGGACTTTATTCGTTACTGACGATTGATTATTACCCAAATCCCATTCAATACGATCAGAATCACCCATCTTAAATTTAATGTCGTCACCACCAGCATCAAAAATGATATCCCCCGCTACGTCAACTTTTAATCCCGCAGTGCTGTTACTTATCGTGTTGGTGTTGATGTTGAAGTTTGCGATAGTACCACTATCACCATCTAGGTTGTCCGCAAATACTGTTCCGTCAAACCATGCGTGTCTCCATTGAAGAGTGGACGATCCAAGGTTGTTTGCATTATTTGTTTTTGGTAAAATATTAGTATCAACTTTACCGTTTATAGAAATGTCATCTGCAGCCGCATTACCCAGATCAACATGACCATTTAATGTGGTATCACCATCTACGTTCAAATGTCTGTCAACATCAAGATCGTTCTCAATGTTTACATCGTTATTGAATACTGCATCTGAATCTTCGAATGATAATGCAAGTGTTTGATTTGAGTAGATACCTAATTGGTTAGAACCCATATGACGGAGTTTACCAAACTCAACGCCATCATCTTTTAGTCTGATGTCTTCACCACCAGCATCTAGTGTGATGTCGCCAGCCGCTTCAAACTCAACCCCACCTTGACCGTATATAATTCGAGTGCGTGATGGTGCGCCAGCAACACCCATTCGAGTTTTTACAAACTCAACACCATTACGTTGGAATAAGATATCACTATCACCAGCGTCTAGGATAACATCTCCAACTGCGGCCGCAATGAAGTCACCTTGTTCAGACTTTAAGTGAAGCGCATTAGGATTGTTAGGGATACCCATCTGCCATTTTGCGAAGGAAACACCGTCTCTACGGAAGAATATGTCACTGTCACCAGCATCCAGATAAATGTCACCGTCCGCATCTAATACGATATTCTGAGTCGCATTGAGATCAATATGTCCAGTAGTATATTGTACGTTGTTACCACCAGTGTTTACTACGAGTGTTCCTCGTGTATCGATGTCCATGTTTCCAGTCGCACCGATAGAGTATGTTCCAGCCGCACTGTCGGATACATTACCTGTAACAGTCTCGGTTCGGTTACCAGTTGTTGCGATTGTGGTTGTTGCACCTAGAGTATATTCTTGACGTGTTGTACCACCGTCTTTTAAGGTTATATTATTTCCAGCTGCATCTAGGGTGATATCACCGGCTGCATCTACTAAGAAATCAGAAGGAACATGTATATCGAATGTGGCATCGTCATTAAGGTTTATTCGACAAGAATCACCCCCATCGCCATTTCTGAAGACTAGGTCGTTACCATCTGCATCAAGGACGATATCCCCTACCGCATCAAGTTTCAAGTTGGCGGGTGTACTTATTGTATATGTACCATTATCACCAAGATTATGAGTTACTTGGTCATTACCACCACCATTCTTAAAGATAATGTCGTTACCTTCAGCATCAAAGGTTATGTCGCCATTCACATCAACAGTGTAATGACTTGGTGTAGTCACGGTATAATGAGCATTGTCTGCAAGATTATGGGTTACGGTATCTCCACCACCCTGACCATTCTTAAAGTAAATGTCGTTACCGTCAGCATCAAGAGTAATATCTCCAGACGCATCTAGAACAATATTGTTAGATGCATTTAGATCAATATGTCCAGTAGTGGTCTGAGTAAAGTTACCACCAGTTGTGAGAGTGTAGGTAGAGTTACCTGTTACGGTAATTGCCCCACCAACAGAATCTAGAGATGTTCCGTCAACCTTAGAGACATAATTGCCCGAATAGTCACCGTCAAAATTAACACTAGTAAGATTGATATGACGAACCGCATCAACAAGAAAATCTTGACCCGCATCAATGTCGATGTCTGTACCACCACTTTGATTAGTACTGATCTTTAAGTGTGTGTTAGGTAATTGAGCAGCTGTTCGGAACGGCACATCTGGGTTAGGATATAGGATCTCCCCTCGATGTGCATCAAACGTAGCATCAATTTCGTTGATAACGGTTACAAGATCACTATCATTGTAAGTGTTCAGATCTACTGGATCACCCACATTGTTAGATAAGACGTTGAACTTTTCAACTAATTTTCTGAAAGATTCGTGTAGTACTACTATCGGTTTTCTACTTGACATTATAGTTTCTCTATAAGTTGCGAAAGCATGTCTTTTATATCAGAGATATCGTACTCTAAGTTTTCAACTTTTGCTTTCAATTCTTCTTGTTCTTGTAAACGTTGTCTTTTGATATTTCTTCTCTGACGAGATTCTTGTATCTTTTTACTATTTATATTAACTATAGCCCCAGTATTTGGGTCACGGGCTAAATCCCCATGACCCTCTACTGGTATTAATTTATCAGTCTGCAAGTGCAATTGCCCTCAATGATTTAACTACTGGAACCTTGGCAGATGATGTACTACCAAAAGTTATCTTCAATTGGAATCTATCAAATGGATCTAATTCACCTGTCTCACCACCTATCAAATACTGATACTCACGGAAAGTATTTTTATTTGTATCTGATGGCATTTGAGTTACTGGTTCAGCATATTCCCAAGAAATATCTTTTATGTTCACATCTTTCGGACAAGTTCTGTAGTACAAACCGATACCTGTGTCTGGTGGTCTGTTAACACTCATTTTAACTGATAAACCACGAGAAGTTTCCGTTAGACTGATAGGGATACATACGTGTTTGGAAGCAACAGTACCTCCAGCCACTTCTTCTTCGTCTAATCCTCCTGTGACTCTATATTCGTCAGCACTAGATGTAGACAGTTCAAACTCATCTTCAATATTCTCATCGGTATTGTCGATAATATTATGTGTCAGTTTAAGATCTGCCGATTCCATATCAATTACTGGACTTACACGTGTATCGGACGTAGTCATGACTACATGAGTGGTCATGGATTTATTCCGATCATTAGTATCCGTTATTGCGAAAGAACCTTCAGTATCTTCTTCATAACTGTTAAATACAGCGTAATCTTTATCCAAAGTTACGTTAGTTTTATTTCGCATCAAAGTGAAGTTGTCATCTATGGCAAATCGATCATTAATATCCAAACCACTTAATGGTGTATTACGTGTCATTTTTGCAGAGAACGTGTAGTTAGTTGTTTCTGGTTGTAGAACATCTAAATCTGGTCTAATTAATTCAAACGGTACGTGTTGCATCAATCTTAATTCACCGCCTCCAGTTCTTCCAGACGATGTTGCCGTTCCGTTAGTTAAGATTTTGATACTGGTAGCATCTGCGGACACAACGGTTTGTAACCCACTCATTTGAACACCTTGGATGCCATTGTAAGATGCGGAAGCGTTCAATCCAAATATTCTTGTTCGGTCTCCCGCTCTTAGACCATGTCCTTCACAGAATATCGTCACATAAGACTTTCCGTTCCCATCGAATATGTTAGTATTATCAGCAATCAGGTTACCATCAGAATCAGTCGTAACGTCTCCTTCAATTTCTGTCATTATTGGATTTGCGACAAGAACTGTTGGTCTGACCTTTCGGTTCTTCAGAACAACTTTACCTTTGTTTTCAAAGTCTGCACGATACATCATATATGCAAGATCTTGTTGACCACGTGGTTCCCAAACATCTGTGTTCTGAGATACAAATAACGAACCTAGAGTCGGTTGTTTGTGGATACGTTGAGTCGTAGAACCTAATAAGAAGTCCTGTACTTCGGAGATATACATCTTATATTCCATAGACTTAGATCTAATGATAATCGCATAGTTAGCACCATTGCCTTCTAAGAAGATGGGTTCATCAAATACAAAGTCAGTACCTTGTGCAAGCATGTCACCGATGTTAATATTTCCACTTATAGTTTTAACATCAGAAGCGTCCAAATGAACAAGTGAGCCTGGAACTCTTCGAGTACGATCAGGGAAACCAGCAGGTGCTTCGGTAATCGCAATACTAACACCATGTTGAACATCGTTAGTGCCAGGTTTTGATTCAAAGAACAATCTTAAACGAGTTAAGAAGATACCATTTGGATCAAGTACCTCAAATGATTGTGCAGTCGGATCTTCGTCCTTATACTTAGCGCCTTTTGGTTGAACAACAACTTTACCATCACCAGTACCATATTTAGGTATTGAAGACTTTTTATTCTGATAAACGTGTCCTGCTAAACCAGTAGTACCTTGAGCATAATCGTATGTTACGTTAGTTCCGACATGTTCTGTTCTGTTACCTATAGTTACAGAATTAGTTTCTGTTGGCCCATATACCGTAGATTTAGTAATCTCTGTTTTTTCATCAGTTTGTGTATCGAATGTGACAACTTCATCTGTACTAACTGTATGTGTTGTGTACCTATCATTATCTACTTTAGTGGTTGCATTACCAGAAACTTCTAATACACGTGTATTCGTAATAGTATACTCACCACTCAGACTCTCGATCACACCTGAAGCGGTGTAGAACTGAGAAGCATAAGATAATGCATTTTTCTTGTCTGGAACACTAATATCAAATAATTCAAATATCGCTGTTCCAGTAGGGAATCGCATTGGAGGTTCAACTATATTAGGAACCTCGAACTCACCCTCAAGAACACCATTGCTATTCGATATTAAGTCACCAAAACCTTCGGAGTGTTGAGTTGATGGAGGTAGTTCTACTTCTGGAATCATTCTCGCATTATCACTATCTTCATAATTTGGATCTGCAATTGTCGATGACTTATAGAAAGTCTTTGTCTTACAGAAACGACTCACATCAGTATCATTAAAGAATGGGAAGTACTGAGTATTTGGTCTTAGTCCAGTCGCCTTGAATGATACCTTACGAGAACGCATCCAAGGGATATGGATTATCTGCAACACTCGTTCATCAACTATTTCTGTGAGTACACTTTCAGCAGTAATTCTGTTAACCGAAGTAGTTGTTTCGGTGGCAGTGTTGTACTCTTGTGTCGTTAAGTGTTGATTCTCAGTCGTTATCGTATCTGTTTTAGCAAGAGACGTGTTAGTGGTTGTTTCTTTAATACCCACATTTTTAGAGTAAGTTGTTAGTTCAGTACTAACATCTGTGTAGTATTCTTTGATACGTGCGGTGGACGTTCTAGGAGCATAACCATTGTAGACATTTGCCCTACCCTTCTTACCTTTAGAATGGTTATACCAATTTAAGTGAGCTTTACCCTTAGAGACACTTCTCATTAGGAACTTATCACCATCATTTAGATAAACTACACGTGGTTCTGGGTTTCGAATCCATGATGCGGTTGTGTATGGATTACCTGATTCACCAGAAGTATTCGATGTTCTCTGATAGAAGAGATCAAAGTGTTCGTGGTGACGACTTCTACCACATGAAGCGAAATGGAATTTACCGTTTCGTTTCGTATGACCATTCGGAACAGTGAATACCCACTCATCACCTACTTTAGGCCCCCAGTTGTGATGACCAGTCTTCAGGAACGACCAAGGTTTGGCAATTCTTTTATGTACATAAGGTACAGTTTTACTCTTAGTAACAACTTTCGAGGCACCTACTACATCATTTTTCTCTTGACCAAGGATCACTTGACCAGTGTGGAGTACCTGAGAACTGGACGTAGAACCAGTCTTAACCCAGTCGCCTGGTTCTGTAGTCACTCTCTGACCAACAAATGAGGTGTTCTCACCTTCTAGTGTAGTCTTAGATGTTTGTTGTACTAGAGGATCTGAAGTCATACCTACTTGTAGGTCATTAGGTGCTATACCACCCCAACTGTTTTCCCAGTCGTTCCAAAGTAAAGCGGCATCAGTATTAAACTCTGTACCAGCATCAATCACAAGTGGTGCTTGGTGATCTAAATTCTTCCAAGTATCTTTGGACGGTGATAATACTAAATCACCATGAGTCTTCTCAACGTGGAATGGGTTAACATTGATAGTCTTAGATGCCATAGTTTGAGACAAATAAGGAGTCTCGGTATGGTTAAGATAGATGTTATCGCCTTTCTTAACGGTATCTGTTGATTCGGCACTGTCATATTTTAAGAAAATCGACTTACATTTGTATGATGGTCTGATGAGTCCCTTAGATGGATCCATTGACGCTCTGTGTTCAATACTCTTAGTATCAGTGAATCTCTGATTCTTGAAGTTATCTACAAAGAAACCTGTGTGTATTCTTTCTTCACCAGTATCGTCAAATATTCTTTCGTTAGCTGCGTTAGACTCTAATAGGGAAAGCGTTGTTGCTTCCTCTAGTTTATCGATTCGTTTTTCGATCTTATTGATATCTTCCATCGTGTAACCACGTCTTGGAATAATAGTAGTCTCAAGATCTTTAACATGCATTGTGTTCGCATTCATATGAATCTTGTAGAGATCAATACAGTCTACAGGAGTTGATGGATACTTAGGTTGCATTGAAGATACACCCTGAATCAAACGTAACTCACCACCTTTTGACAATACTAATTTGTCAAGACGAGGCATAAAATACTCACCGTCACAGGTTATGACTGAGTTTGACTGTGGTAGACCCAATACGTCAGAAACACTAAACGCACCAGTAGATGGATTGATAGATGGACGTAAGTCAACCACATCACGTAAATTTACTAGTCTACTATTCGCAGTTCTATGTACTGGTATATCTACATAAGGAAGACTATATGAACTAACGTCAAAGAAGTCCCCTGCTGTGTGTTCAAAGAAATCAAAAGAAACGTGGATCGGAACAACCGAAGAACTATCCCTTAATCCACCACCCCTGAAGAGTAGTTTAGCTTCATCGTAATGAGTATCTCTTTGTCCATTATCAATACCAAACACACCTAGTACATTTCTACCGTTTGCGCTATCTTCTCTAACAGAATTAACTCTATAAAGGTCGATTTTTCCTAACTCAATTAACTCTTGACCTACACCGTCAGAATCTATATTATAAGTGGCGGTATGTGTTTTCAGTGTTTTATTCTTTCTAACTGGAGCACTGAGTTGTTCGAAATACATTAAGTCGTAAGTTTCACCGTCAACCAGACCCGAAATCTCGGCATCATTTCCACTGAAAGTGACAACCGCATCAGAAACCTCATCAGAATCCGCAGATGAAACGATCCATGCACTACCGTTAGATAGACTGGTGTCAGAACTACTGTTACTGAATGAGTGCGTAGTTGCTCCTGAAAGACTAAAACTTTTCTTTTTAGCTACAGTGTATACGTGATCACTAAACGTCTTGGGTCTAGGTAAGGGACTATCGAAGATAACACCTTTCTTTTCACTTTGATAAAGTTTAGTACTGTTGTTAGTTCGATATATGTTTAGGTAGTTGGTAGTCGGAGCTCCAGAATTAGTCACAACAGACTGAATATCACGGATACTCTTAGTTTCGTCCGTTATCTGTAGATCAAAAATATGTAGTTTTTTAGTACCAGCAACAGTACCGCTAATGTTTATACCACGAACACGACATGTACCAATTTTGTTACCACCACCATTGGCAGCATCATGAATGTCTATTTTTTCACATGTCGAGAAGTCGGGCATACTACCCTTACCGTCAGTATATAATAAAAAGTTTGCATAGTCAACTGTTACGGTGTCGTTATTCCTAGAAATAGTATCGGTCGGTTTATCAGAAATGATAGTCGTAGAGGCATCTTTATTAATACGATAACCCCTAACGTATGCGGTTCCAGGCGATACTTTTAACTTGAAAGTTGTGTCATCATTGGGTTCAAATGAAGCACGGAAATAACGTTTAACGTAATCACCAGATTCTTCATACGTTCTGATCGCCATTTCATCTCTAATAGATTTAAATCCAGAACTAGTCGTTGTTTTAGAAACAATTTGACCACCCACAACTTCAACGATCGGAATGAAATCATCTTCATTTAAAACTACTCTCGCATCAGCAAGAGTGAGTTGGATACGATATCTGTCAGCACCAGGCGATGTTAGATTTGGAGTCTCTCCCTGATTATCATACAATGATACGTCATCATCGACATTTACAATATCTTGCGTAACTTTAAAACCGAAACGACTCGATTGATTAGTTTCATATTTACGGAAAATTAGTTTTTGTGGAGGACAATAAACAACGTGACCTTGTATGAAGAAATGACCTTCGTCAACAGATATAGCAGAACCTAGACCGACAGCAGAATTAGTAGAAGTGTTTTCAGACTGGACACTAAATGTGTACGTGGTTCCGGCAGAAGCACCAATCAAAGATTCTCCGGCTTGAGCCCTAGTACCAGTCTCTCCACCTACCTGATCTTTGGTATACTCAACAATTAGTGTATCTGGATCATCTCCTTCAGCAGCAATTGCATTGACGACCAGAAATTCTTTGTTGCTTCCAGTAGATCCGATCTCAAAAGTTAGACCTTCTAATACACTTGGGTCTGATGGAAACGGTGTTGCAGAACTTATTTTTATAAATTCTAATTCATTATCTACTCGGAAGGAGCCTGGGGATATAGATGCACCCTCAGTGAATAAGTTCCCAGCAAGTTGAGAAAATTGTTCTTGTATTACTGATTGTAACTGAGTTAACTCTCTTGCTTGTAGCGCTTTACCACTATTGAATAGAATCTTATGATAATTTTTAGTTCTATCGTAATCATCTTTATAGGTGGTAGCAAAGGTGTTTTCTGTATAAGTCGTTGACATTTTTCTATATTACCCTAGAGTTGTATTACGATTTTTAAATCTTCGGTTTGTTCAGATGAACGGTCAACTGCCGCTCTGTTATCAATATATAGGAGTTCTCCAGAAAGCGGATCTACCTCACCTCGAATGTAATTGTTTTGCAAGATCTTTCCTGTGTTAGTACCATTACCATCTGCCACATCTAATGTGACACTTTGACCGATAAAGGGTGTGAATCCTGTTCCTTCATTTTGGTGTACCAATAATCTCGCTTGTGAACCATCAACAGAAACTGAGTCAACCGTGTCGATATATGCTTTTGAGAATGGAGTATCTCCGTTCTGAGCAGTGATGAACTGGTCTTCCACAAACGAACCATTTATCGAAGTTAAGATAACTCTGTCCAAAGTACTTCCTGTCGCATCCGTAAAGAAATCCAGTTCTGATCTATTAGCAGAATCTCTAACCAATGGATTACGCAAAAGTAAAACTTGACGGAAAGTGTTGTCACCTAGTAAGAAGTCTCCACCTTCAGCACCATCAATCTTGGCGTTAAACATACATGCGCCAGATTTTAAATCATCTCTTGGGTCGGCACCCAGACCATTTTCTGGGCCTAAAATAACTCGTCCAGATGCACCTGTACCGCCACCACCAGTGAAACTTATACTAGCACGTTTGTAACCAGAACCACGGAATGAACCAGTTGACCAACCATTTGGGTTAGTTCCTTGAAGGTTTCCGTCTGAATCTTGTTTAACTCTCAAGTTAACTACAGAGTTACCACTAACTATAGCAACTACCTCAGCGCCTGTACCATCACCATCAATTTTTGCGGTTGGTGTACCTGTATAATTGTTACCACCGCCAACTACTTGAACGCCTACTATCTCACCAGGCGTTGCCGCTAATTGTACCGCACGTTGTTCCACTTGTTCCGCAGTCGCATCAACAGATGCAGCTTCGTCAGAATCAACTAATTGTACAGGTATGTATGAAGAAGACAAAAATTTAGATGCAAGTAACGCACCGATAGAATATAAGAATTTCCAAACATATCCGTCCGCAGTAGTGAACGGTACTCCTGTAGTGTTACCAGTAGGTTGAGTTGTAGAGTTTACTGGAGTTCCGTTTGCATCTCTACCTTGTTGTAAACAAACGTATATTTCTTGGTTACTATTCATTACATAGTAAGGTTGTAACGGATAACCAATGTGATTATCGTCATAGGGCGAGTACTGTGTACCAGAAGACCAGTTACTACGAGGAACAACGAAAGATCTGTCAGTAATATTTTTAACAGATTGCATGTTCATTCGTGCATCACGTTCATCTCTTTTACGTGGTTGCGGAGTCGCAACATTGTCTTGATCATCCCATTGTTCTGAACGAGCAATACCAGCATAATACCTTACACCAGCCGAATCGAAATCCTTGAACATGTCTTCAAGAAATTGTTTTTTAATTTTGTCTGTTACTATAGCACTCATTTACTTTTCCTATGAAATCGTTGCGCCGTTATTTGAAATTACGTACCAATTTTGTGTTCCGCCCACAGATGCCCAAATCAGTTGAACCGACTTGTTCGGAGGTAATACTACTGACTGTACACCAGATGGGTTACCAGTAATAGCAATTGTATAACTACCAGTTTGGTTTATGTTTATTAAATATTTGACTTCACCATCTTCTACACCATTCGGTAAAGTGGCAGTGTTAGTACCTGAAGCTTTATTGAAATATGATATTGGTGCATTAAGACTAACAGTAACGCCACTAGTGGTGATACCTTCTGTTTTTAATGTCAGTTTAGATTCTACCGCAACCGAACCAGTACCTTTACCATATAACTCTAAGTTGATATTGGTATTATCACCCACCGCAGAGATTCTAGGGTTTAAACCATCAACGTTGTTGACAACCTGTATATGATTGACTGCACTAGTTGTGGGTGAGAAATCAATTAATTCGTTACTACTAGAATCTCTAATAGCCTCTTTAACTCTCGGTGAAGAAATTGTTGGAGAGGTTAAAGTTTTATTTGTTAATGTCTGTGTGTGGTCATTAAACGTAAGTTCATCACTATCTAATAATGCCGGCAAGTTTATGTTTCTATCCGCAGCTATGTCAGACGCAATTAGAGAATATTCGTGGTTAGAACCACCGTCAGTAATTACTAGATCGGAAACGGTCGGGTTGGTAATTGTCTTATTGGTCAATGTCTGGGTCGCAACCGTAAGTACAAATTCACCATCCGCATTTGGAAGAGTAAGAATACGATCCGCCGTTGCGTTCGCAGCCTTCAATCTAACTTCAAAATCATCAGATGAAGTTCCTTCAAAAACAACCGCATCATTTTCTATTCCTATCTGTGTGGAAAGTGTTCCGTCAGTCTTCCCACCAAGAAATTGATATAACTCATCGAAGTTGGCATTGATCTTCAAACCAGCAGTACGGAGAGTATCTCCTGTACCATCGTTTGCAATTGTGCCTCTATTTAATACTTGTTTTGTCATTTTGACCTTTACCTAAAAGTTCTATGATTCTATTTATACGTTTTAACCTAGCGTTTAATCTAGACTATTCATAATTTCTTCTAATGTTAGTTCACCATCTGAGTCGCCTATTGACGGCCCTTTAGGGTGATTCTGCATGTATGTATTGTTCGCATCAGATCGGATACGATTCTGCCAAGTCCACTGATCCTGATCTATTGTCTCTAGACTTGATAGACCCATTGACGAACCACTGTCATCATCATGTTCATCGAATGTCGGTGAGTTCGGTTCTAGTAGTTCTAGTATGTTACTTTGTAGTCCATGTATCTCATCGATGGTTTTATCTGCGTAATCGCCCACATCATTACCAGCATTTGGTGCAGTGTTAGCGTTACCCATAGTTGCTCTAAATTCCATTTCGTCTCCGCCTAAATGATCCATTGGGACATCGAACAATGCAGTGTGAGCAGAGAATGCGAACTGAGGCATATCTGCAATACATTCCACTTCTTGTGGTGGAATATCTAACAAGCCAGGAGGTGGTTGTATTTCGAAGTCGATGTCAACTACGCCCTGTAATTGTACCTGAGAACCCAAGTACATGCCAGCAGGATGTACGAATAGTTTATAGATTTCTCTCCATTTAGATATGGATAATTCACTCTTCACCTGAATTGCATATGTTTGATATAACTTATCGTCCGTAATATATCTCTGAGACGATGGGCCTACTTCAGACTCATTAAGTTTAAATACGTTGTTCTTAGTATAAACCACATCTGGGTCTATACCAAAGAAAGTACGAAAAAACTGTTGTATCGAATACTTAGTACCCTTAGACTTATAAAGAGTATTAGAGTACTTTGCCGCCTCTCTCTTATCTTGGAATCCTTCGAAGTAAGACTGACCTAACAGTAACTCGTCTTCAAGAAAAGACAACAGATCTATGTCTGTCTGTGTGATATCTCTTAACGTAAACAGTTCATTCAAAAGATCAGTTGGTGACGAACTTTGGTCTTCAAACTGAAAGTACGTTTCCAACAGTGATACTAACTTCGGATAACTAGCAACAATATGATCGGGTAAGACTTCCTCGACCTTATAGTGACGAAGGTTTAACTCTCTTCGACCTAAGTCATGTAACGTCTTGTCGTGATGTCCATTTACATTCATTAGTTAGTCGCTGTAGTTAGTACGCCAGTTATCTGAGAAGCGGCTTCGTCAAATTCCAAAACATCATTCCGAACAGGAGTGATCGAAGATTGATTCGCAGCGACAACTGAAATTTTAATTTGTGTTTGTCCTGATATCAGACTATCTGCCTGAAATCCAACCAAATGCAAATTACCGTCTGTATTATAGTAACCCACATCATCTACCAATACTCGGTTGTCCTGTAGGTTGATTACTTGTAACGTGTTACTACTTAATTTGTTTCTTATCTTACAACTAACACCATTTAGTGTAAAGTTACTTGACGAAACAATGTATTCATCATCATCTTGAGCAGCAATATCAACTGGGAATTTTAATTTGTAGTCATACTTACCGCCAAGTATAGGCGTGATTCTCTGTTGCATCTTAACAGCAGTACGTGAAGATAAAACGGCAGAAGAAACATCATCTATCAAAGTTAATAAGTTGGATCTTCTGAATGACAATCCGAACTTTCCTGTATTATTCGTGAAGTATGTACGGATAACTTCCCGAACATCAGATGTAATCGTGTTTAACGTCAATGAAGTCAACCTCTCGTTAAACTGAAAGTTAGTATCTAGTTCGATAAATGTCTTGACTGGATCAGAGAATTTTAATGAAAAAGAAGCAATGGACAATTGTTCTGCTAAATCCAGTATAGATATCTTAGTCGAATCTATGGTCGCCTGTGGTATTTCGGAATTAAATAAGACCGACATGTACACACAACCGTATTCTTTTACAATGTTGTCTTCTCCGCCCCATGTCTTGATATCCTTTATCAAAGAAGAGAAGTTACGTAACACTAAAGAAGAGTAGTCTGCGTGAGTTACCATTCGATTCTGAGATGCATATTGGAAAGGTGCGTTCTTACGAATCGATTCCGCAGTTTCTTTGTCTGCTCCGCCAGAACTTCTTGATTCTGTAGTAACTGTTGGAACTTGATCGATGTTGGGTGCAACATTTGCAACAGCACTAACTGGTTCAAACACTTCAGCAAAGTTTGCATCCGAACCAGCAACAGATAAGTATTCAACAACAACCTTATTCCCTGGCTGAGGAGTCTTTCCTAGAGTAGTACCGTTACCAAAAGTTAATTCGAAATGACCATTAGGCATTTCTTTGAGAATGTATATTGTACTATTCTCATTTATTACAGTAGTGTCTAGAATGTTACTATATGCTGTGAAATTAATAGCAGTAGTACTTGGGAATACTTTAACTACCGCTGTAGAAAGATCTAGGTTTTTATCTGGGATAATATATGTAATGTTTTCTGTGTTATCACCAGAGATAAAGGTTTTAGTTTTTGCAATACCTTCCTTAATAGGAATAATGTTAGATCCATTATCCTGTTTAAATTCGTAAAAACCAAAACCATCATTTGATGCCGAAATAGTTTGTGTTGTTTGAAATGTATAATCAACACCATCAACAGATGTCGCAAATTTGTATCCAGCTGCGAGTGCAATTCTAGGACTTGGGTTCGAAACGGCAGATAAATTCAACGACATTTTAATCATAGCAAGAGATGCATTCTTACTGTCTGGGATATAACCAATACCCTCCGCAAGAGATACTAAAGAACTACGCAACTGTGCGGTTCCTAGAAACGCTTCGTTCAAGGCAAAGTTAGCGGTCAATGCATTCATGTGTGTATTGTATGCCAACACATCAAGAACATTTGAAAGACCCGAAGCTTCAAAGTTAAAGTCTTTAAATTCCTTTTCTTGTTGAAGGTATTCCTTCAGGTTGTTCTTAATTGCCTGAAAGTCTAACGCTGTTGATTTAATCGTTGTCGCCATTTATCTTAACCTACTTAATACGGTAGTGAATTCTGCTAACTCTCCAGTATTGATTATCTTAAAGACAATCGTTAATTCTGCTGAGTTCTGATCTGGTGCCATGTTAATACGTACATCTAAGGTAGAAATATCAACACGTGGTTCGTAAACTTCTATAACATTTTTAATCTCACGAATCATACTTCTTTCTGTATGTTCGTCAGCCAATTCAAATAAGAAATCATAAAGGTTTCCGCCAAAATATGGATTGAATGGTTTTTCGCCTTGATTTGTTAACAAGAGATTCTTCACCGCAAACTTAACCGCTTCTACGTTAGTCTTTTTAAAAACATCTTTTGTCGATGTTGTCAACGCAAGAGAAATATCCAGATCAGAATATTCTTTGTTCTGGGTAGTTTTCAACGTAACAAGATTCGATAGGTTAGCGTCCTCTATCGATAATGCTTTTAATGTTGCCATAATAGTCTCTTAAAATAACCTTGTATCTATTTATACGTGTTAGTCTAACTTTACTTCAGTTAATTCGCCACCAGAAAGAAGTTTTCCGTTATAATTTGTTGCAATTTGTAACTTAAAATTAACGTCAAACGATTCTGGAACATCTGCTATTTCAACTACAATCTGTGAGGTTAACGAACCATCTGGATTATAGATGTCATAGTCTAAACATAACTTGTCATAAAAACAATAATCTTTCCAGTATTTCGCTATATCATAAGTTGAGGCGTGGTCTATCTTGCCTTCTCTATCAATAACTTGATATACTACAACACGACCATTTTGTTTCTTGATGTTGTCTCCTCCAACTGTTTCTAGAGGGCCACCTTTGTATATTCCTTCACTCACGATCAACCGTACATCATTGAACAACTCGGTATTACCGTTGATCGTTCTGTACATCTCTGCATGTAGATAAAGGTTACGTGCAATCTGTTTCCTTTCTTCTGCCGTACCGATATGAGAGAACGGTGTCTTGTCTCCATACGCACCAAGGTATTTCGCAATGGTTACGCCTGGCGCTAACTTGGTTCTTGACGAAATACTATCACCATCAAGAAAGTTTGGATTGTAAATTGGATCTGGTAATATAATCATCCTTTGAACCTCTTACCTCTGCTACCAATAGAATTGCCGATAGGTATACGACCAAATCGTAAAGACTGTTTTGCAGATGCAGTTCTACCAATCTTCGGAGGACTCGAATTGTCGTATTGTGCATTTAGTCTACCTTCACCGACCATCTTGTTTCCAATCAAAGAACGGTTAGCAGTATCACGAATAGTAGATCGAATCTCTTGTGTTGTAGGTATCTTCTCAAAGAGACCTTCGAAGTCATCACGTAGAAGTATCTTGTTCTTCAATACATCTTCAGCATCTACAGTCACGGTACGTACAGAGAAGTCACCCATAGTCATCATTGCACCGATAGCATCTGCAAGTGGGACTGGTTTCTTCGGTGTTGGAGTCTCTTGTGTTTCGACAGCTGCTTTGTTTTTCTTACCATGTTTACCGCCTGAAGTAAGCGCTTCACCATATGACTGACCATTAGTCGTATCCGATACTTCAGCGTGTTTTGCAACATTTGAATTGTATGATCTAATCGCCTCTGTTGCCTGTCCGTGGAATGATCCATAGAAGGCGGCACCAGATGCAAATGGAACCGCACCTTTTGGCCCCATGTAAACAGGTGATGTTATCTCTACCTGTTCACCCCCGATCACACCTTTCATACCCATGACCGATAACTCTGCACCTGTGATTGCCATTACTGGTGCGGTCTGAATGTACTCGTCCTTTGCAGTCATGATTAAACGATTGTCAGTAAACACATTGAGTTCTCCCTCAACATGTTCCTTAGAATATCCTTTAGTCCACTCGGTGTTATTACCCAACACGAGTTCTGTCTTGTTCTCTACAGTCTTGTATGAGGCAGACTGTTTAGTGATATGTTCTGTGTTGCCACATACTTCGGTTCTTTTGTTCAACAATACTGTTTGCTTATTGTGTCCATGTATGTTAAGATTGTGGTTACCACCCACGTCCATATTCCAGTCACCTGTAACCGTCTGGTTCAGATTACCTTTATAGACCATCTCTGCATCACCTTCTACGATGACCGTATTGTCTCCACCAGTCACCTCGACTTTATTGTTCGGGGATGATATAATGATAGAACCATCGGCACGCATTTCAATACCACCACCTTTACGGTGTTTGATAAGAATACGTTCTCCGCCTGGGGTGTCATCGTATTCGATCACATGACCAGATGCAGTCTCTTGAACCTGATTGAATGGATACTGTGAAGGTTGTTGATCTTCTAGGTTGAGTGATACATTGAAATCACCACCCCCAAGATATAATTCGTTTACTTCAAAACCACGAGCCGCATAGTTTATAGAGTTTGAGTAGTGGTAGTTTATCTTGGGAAACTCACCTGTAGGATCTTGGAAACCGTCTAATGGGACGCCAAGAGTTTTGTCTCTAGCAGGATTTTGTCCTAGTTTGTCTTTATCGTTTTGTATTGTCATTGTGGTTTCTTCGTTATCAATTCATTTGGTGTTAACGATTGGTCTTTAAATAGATCTACATAAACAGATTTCTTACGGAACATCGTTTCAACATACTGGGAAACATCGAAGTATGGGTCAGTAACTTGTGGTTCGATTTCGTTGTGTCCAAACACTTGTCCACCATGATATCTTCGGTAGAACGCTTCACATAACGATTCTAGTGTGGTCATCTGTTCACGAGTAAATGATTGTGACGAACGATACTGATCTGGATTCTCACAACCAGTAGAACAGTTTAGTCCGCCCACAATGCAGATATCTATAGACTGGATATTATGTCCTCTAAGTTTACTAGACTCACCTACGGTATCTAATGGTCGTCCTCTCTGTAAACGACCATCTCTTCTGATAACATAATGATACTGTAGTCCATCAACGCCTGATTGATTGTGGGATATATGTAATTCTTCGGAACCAATGTTTTGGTTTGTGTATGTATCCGATGCGTGGACAATCAACTGTGTTATAACTCTTTGTATTTTTCTAAACTCTGCGCCTAGTTCTTCTTTGGAATCAACATAAGTGAATGTATCAAACGCAGTTTGTTGACCATCAAATTTAGTTAGTGTCTCACTTAGATCATATTCTTCAACTACAAAGTCGTCTGAACTTTTTATCAAACTACCAGAGATAGTACTATCCAACAGTTGCAATTCATCTTGAACCTGAAAGACCCGACCCTGCACTAATTGTATTTCCTCATCTGGGATGTTCGCTGCTTCAGCTTTCACTTTTAGATCTGCCACGAAATCCGAATTGGAAAATCCTTCAGGTACGTTATCGACAACTGCTTTCATTTCTGGACTAAATGTCGTATCTCTTCTAATGATGTCTTGAGTTGCCTTGTCTCTATCTTCCTCACTTTGAGTATTCAAGGCATTGGTGGCAATATCGGAAACTGCGGTATTAGGTAGTTTTGCATTACTGGTAAATGTTTTAATTTTAGATGTAACGTTTTTAGTTATGTCTTCAACAAGATCTTGTAGTAGACCTAGACCAGTTTTGACTGGGTTACGATTAAAAAATCCATCCTGTTCTTTCTGCGACTCATTTAACTTGTCGGCCGAAGGGTTTATCTTGTTAGAAATCTCGTCATCAATCGTTCCTATCGATACAGAAACGGAATTTAGATTACCCACACTAGATGGATCTGGTATTGATCCTACAGAGTTTTTCACATTACTGAGATCAGGCGCATTAGGATTTAAAGAAGGAATAGACGAAACTTCTTTTGCGACTTCTGATATCATATCTCCCGCTTTCTTCAACGCACCTGTGACAGCACCTAGTCCACCAGATGCGCCACCACCAGTACCAGATGCGGCCTTGGTTTCCGCCGCCACACCTTGAATCTTATCTTTCAATACATTTGATTTACCAGTCGCATCACTTGCAGTCGCATCAATCGCATCTAATGAGGAACCGCCTAGAGTCTGTGTTTCTAGTTTTGCCGTAGGTGCGCCTAGTCCTGTAAGTTGTTGTACTACCGATGATACAGGTTGATTCTCTGTTGCGCCTGCTGTTATTGTTGTCTCTACAGCAGAATCGGAACTAGGTGTATTAGAAGAAACGGTAAATACTGGAACGGATAAATCAACTTCTATCTTTGTTGGGTCGGGTACACCAGAGATACCAGTAACCTCGTCACCGAAGGAACACATCGCATCACCAGTAGATGTACTCCCTGCATTATCTACTTTACTTTCCAGTGATTCGATACCAGCATGTATACTGCCAGGCCCATCACCAAGAAGAGTTGCGTTCTTTGCGAAGTTCTTTTCCTTTAGGTCGATAGCATTGGACAATACATCTGTACCAAAACTTTGACCTTTTTGGTTATGGTTCAACCTATCGTTTAACTGTTCTTTACTTAACGCCATTTATTCGCCTACCAAAGTTTGAAGACCGACAACAAGTTTATCAACACTTTGGAATTGATCATCCTTTTTAAAACCAAGATAATATTTTCCAAAAATTCTCTGACAACTGTTTGGTGAATCTTTCTCTAGAGTGTCGGTTCTTTTTAGTCGTATGTTCGCAGCTGCTTGAGTACTATTTAGTTCGTACTTAATAAACACCAACTGAGAACTGAACTTTCTCCAGTCATTCGAGAATCGTTTCAATAGAAGTTTTCGTTCATTTTTCCAACCAGCAATACCCAGAGGATTCTGTTCTGTTTGTTCTTCTATTCCAGTTTTATTTAAATTAGACACATTTAACAGACAAGCGACCATACCTATTGATTGATTTAGGTTGTAACCAGCATTCATAAAATATTTTATTGCTTCTAGTTTACGTGATTCGACAGTGTCTCCGTATACAAAATCATACTCAGTATCTTCAACCTTAGCTGAATCGATAACTTGTATCTCTTGTTCATAAAAAACTTCTTCTTGATCAATCCTTTCTTGGATAGTACTAAACTCTACTTGTCTCTGTACACGAGTAGGATATTCTGTCTTAGGTATTGACCCTACAACCAAAGGAACCTGAGATGCGATTCCGTCCATGAAGAATCCAAATACGGTTGCACCTGAAGTGAGTCTGGGTGTTCTACCTAGACCAGACACACCACCTTCGGTTGTGGGTAATACCACTTGGGCCCAAGGTAGATCGTTCTGAGGTATTTCTCTTGTCGATGGATTGTGTATACCGTGGATACGAATCTTGACACGACCTTCATATCCGTATGGGGGTGTGTGGTCAATGACATCTGCCACAAACCAACGAGTATTATCACCGTAGTATTCTGTTTGAATTGCCTTCATTATCCCCTCACCAACTTACATACGGACATGACAACATCATGTCGAGTATTCTTGAATGTGTGTCTGACATTATAAATCAAAAAGTCACCTGATCGTAATTGATCAAATGTCGCCCTTGTTGTGTTGTCACCATCGTCTGATAAGGTATTGATTGTTACAATATCACCAACACTTGCTTTCGAAACAATAAACCCTGCTCCAGGCACAGTAACCTCAAACATATTTTTATATAACATATTACGAATAGCGTAGTTACCAACCTTCACAGTAAATGTTCCTGGCTTTAACTCATCATGATAACTCTTCCATGTCCCATATGTGCCAGTAGACGTGATCTGATGAAATATTTTTGCTTCTTGATTATGTAAAGACTTATCATCGATTTTAAATTCTTCGGGATAAACATTTTGAGTTTTGTTGTTAGGTATAATTTCATTATTCACTAACTTTTTAATAACTTTAGTGACATCAAAACGTTGAGAAGTAACTTGACCTGTTCCTAAATTTGTGTTATTATAGATAGCACCAATACCACCCGACATAAGTTGTTTCATTGTATTCTGCATTTTACTAGATCGCATAGTTTGTACTTGCATTGTACGATGCAACGGAGACTTGTCTTCTGTCCTCCTTACGTTTGATGGCGAATACAAATATGGAAGTTTCTCGTTCCAAGGTTTTTGTTCCAACATCTTATCCAGACTACCCAATCTTAAATTGGTGTCGTGGATAGAAGCATACAAGAACAATGGACAACCATTTACTGTAGTCGCACGATCTCTTAACCACTCACATGCCTCAAGTGGATGCAGATAAGGTATGAGTACTTTAACGTTGTTTTGAATAGAAGGGTAAAGATAAGAAACATCAATCTTCTTTTTCATGTCCTGAATACATAACTTCATTATCTCATTTTCAAGAGAATCGGTCAACGACCTACTAACCTTTTTAGTCTTACTCAAAAATGCATGTTCATCGATAATAGTAAATACATATATACTGGCTTGCCCAGCATCGTTTGATTTAATTGATTGATCGATACTAGTCATAATAAATGATCTAGACATTACTGGTTGTAAAGAAGGGTCTTCAGTTGCCATTTCGATAAACAATCTTTCTGTTCCAGAAAATCCAATAGCATCAACGAAACCTTGATCGTCCGATACTGCAATCTGACCAGAAATATATGCTTTTTCTAGACTCTCAAAAAATACCAATTCAACAATACTACTGTTTATGTTTACTCTGGCGGAAGGATCGACATCACCACCTAAAGACTCAGACGTTATGTACGCCTGAGTGATTTTGTATTGCGATTGATTGTCGTTCTGTACACTCATCTTTGATTCATTAGACTATAAAAGTCTTTAACTATTGTCTGTATCATATCTGGTTTTAAAATTTTAATTTGTTTTAAATCATCATTCTTTTTCTGAACCCTTTCTAGATTGGTAACTGCGGTCAATCCTGATGGAAGAGTTGAATTATACGGATCAATGTCTACAAATTCTCCATCAGAGTTCTCATAATGATGAACGGCAAGATACTGAGCGGTTTCTGATTGATAGTCTAATGTACTATCGTCTCCGTCATCATCTAGGGCAATTCTTTTTTGAACTTCTAATCCTGTCGTTGGGTCGAACATTCTCAGAACTTCGCCTGGGAGGAATCTACCTTCGACTGGATTAATTAAGTTTATGACAGGAACTAGTTTATATTCAAAAGTACGAACATTGTCATCGGGTTGGAAAGGTATACTTGTTATCTTTGCTTTAGTGTTTAACTCCGTAAGTTCTATATTGTGTCCAGCAACCAAGAGTGGTTCGGAGTCGGTTTCACTCAAGTCCTGTTTAGTTAATTTCCAGAGATCTGGAGTAGCAAAAATTTCTTGTTCATTGGTTAACTGAATTTCTGCCACACCGTTACTATTCACATCTAGTATGAACTCCCTTGGAGGGTCAAGTAATTTAGCATCAGTTTTCACATCTACTATCAATTGACCTAGATCTAGATTACGTTTGATGATTATACCGTGTGTACCAGAGTCATTGCCTTCAATTCTTCGACCTACTCTAAAGTCATACCCACCTTCTGCCGAACTAATATCACTGTTGATCGTAAGTACACGGTGAGGATAAAACTCTTTCGTTCTTTTTAAAACTTCTTCGTTCTTTAAGGGCCAACCAGATTCACGTAAGTCATCATTCAACAAAAAGAATGTCCAGTAATACTTTGGATCACCATATAACTGTAACGATAACGTGTCTGGTCTATCTCCCGACTTAATTGTGTAATCTTCATAGAATGCTGTTTGAGATTTCAAATGATCAATAAGATCTACATATTGAGTCAGGTTTTGCATTAGAGAAAAACTGCTCTCATCACCAAACTGGTAATATATTTTCTCAAAGTTTTGAAAGAAATTTGTACTCATTAGAATCCAACTCCATCCGCATCTGTTTCAAGAACATCTTTCTTGGACAGTGTCACGGTTTCAGTAAAGTTAAGGTTCATGTCTACTTCTAAGAACTCGCCGTCATCGTGGAATGCCATCTGACTTGCGTTGTATGTGGTATCGACTGAACGTAAGAAACAAGGTTTCACTTTATGTGCAATCATCTTATCTTCGTATTCAAATTCGATATTAAATTTGTTTGGAAACTGATAACCAATAGATAATTCTTGACCACCAATTGTCACTTCAATGTCTTCTGGATATAATTCTGACCTGAAAAATTTAACAATCTTTTTGATCTGATCAGCCTCTTTTTTAGATCGAGCAATCATCTTGAAGTTGAACTGGAACTCACGCATGTTAACTTGTTTAAACAACGAACGTGAATTAGGATTGGTAGTAACACCAGTTTGTAGTTTAAGACCTGCCGTAACCTCATCACTAAACTTGCCTGCAGCTGCTGCCATCTTTACAGTCGCTAGTTTTGCGAGACCGTCCGAGGCACCGCCTGCCATTCCCTGTACAAATGACCCTACACCATCTGCCATAGAACCTAGTATGGATGCACCTTGAGATACCGCAGCTCCTGTCGCACCTACATCAACATTCTCATACGTTACATTATCCCTAAACTGTAAACCCTGTGGAAGATATAACAACACTTCAGTATCAATAAGTTGTCTGGGTTTCGAACCCACTTCTACATTGTTAGTGTTCCCATCGAACGCCTTTAAATCTGCGGTCAATTCTTGTAATTCTAGTTCAGTTCTATCTAGAATAGATCTGGTGGTATCTTTAACCACACCCGATTCTTCTTCGTCTGATGATTGTTTAAGTAAGGATTCACGTTTCTCATTGAGATCTTTTATATTAGACTTTTTCTCATTCAAAACATCCGAAAGTCCAGTATTGAGATAGGACTCAGCGAAAAGAGTAAATCTAATTCTACCTTTATAGTCACCTTCATCGTGAAGGGGGTATTGATACAGGTTTTTTGCTGGCATAACTTTTCCACTAAATAGGGTTATTAAAAACTACTAATTCTATTTATAAGGATTCTATGGCATATTCGGGAAAATATAAACCAAAAAATCCAGAGAAGTATCTGGGGGACGTGACCAACATAGTGTATCGATCACTATGGGAAAGACATGTTATGCGCCACTGTGATAATGACTCTAACATTGTCGAGTGGGGATCTGAAGAGATCGTCATACCTTATCTATATGAAGTAGATCGGAAATATCACCGTTACTTCATGGATTTCGTTATTGTGTACAAGAATGGCACGACCAAGTTGATAGAAGTAAAACCTTTCAAAGAAACCCAACTACCCAAGATGAAAGGTAGACGTACTAAACGTATGTTAACAGAATCGTTCACCTATGTCAAGAATCAGAATAAATGGAAAGCTGCATCTGAATATGCTAAAGATCGGGGGTGGTTGTTTGAGATTTGGACTGAGAAAGAGTTAACTGCGATGGGTATCATGCCTAAGTCAACAAAACCATTAAAACCTTTAAAACCTTTTAAAAAACGTAAAAAATAAGTATAAATAGACGTATGAGTAATTTATTCAACAGGTTAGAACTACAGGCATTCCGTGCGGGCGTAACACCTCGTACCAAAGAAAGTCGTGAATGGTTTAGAAAGAAATCGTCTAACTTACGTTCAATTAATCGTGAACAGTTAATGAACGAAGATCCGTTGAAGAGACGTGCTGCAGCAAAGGCTGACGACTCAGGATTAATCGGTACTATGCAGATGTTTTTCTATGATCCAAAACATAAGAAGACATTACCATACTACGATGCGTTTCCGTTGGTCATTATTGTTGGCCCAGCAGAAGGTGGGTTCTACGGTCTAAACTTACATTACTTGCCTCCGATTCTTCGTGCGAAGTTTCTGGATGCATTGATGGATGTACTCGGTGCGAAGATGACAAAGTCCGCAAGGATGGCGTTGACGTATAAGATGTTAAAGAAGACCGCAAAGATGCGGTACTATAAACCGTGTTTGAAACACTATCTGACCGCACATGTTAAAAGTCGGTTAGCGGAGGTTCAAACACCAGAGTGGGAGATTGCAACATTCTTACCGACTGCACAGTTCCGTAAGGCAAACTCTCAGAAAGTATTCTACGATTCAAGGCAAAAGATAGATGGGTAACAGAATAGGCGACATCGAAGAACTGAAAGGTCTTATAGGAAAGAATGAAAATTTCCAGAGACCGAACCTTTTCCGTGTAACATTACCTCCGATAAAGGGGTATGAGACCAAAGATTTAAATCTTTTGTGTAAGGCAGTGTTGATGCCTGGCCGTCAGTTGGGTACACTTGAAAAACAGGTTGGAATGTATAAGTATGACATCGTAAACCAAATGAGTGTATCAGAAGTAACTATGACTTTTCATGTAACATCTTCGCACCTCATAAAGAATTACTTTATGGACTGGCAAAAAGTCATGTTCAATAAAGGTTCGGTTGGATATTACAAAGACTATGCACGAGATATAAAAATAGAGACAATGAAGAAGGGTGCGACAATTCCGTTGTTTCAACGAGACATACCTTTCTTGAATAAAATAAACCCGACTATCCGTAATCGTTTGCCAGACATTGGGCCATTTAAACTGTCCCAAGGTGAGATTGATATGGATATAGGTACTAAAGATGATTGGTCACACAAGTGTAGACTGATCGATGCAATTCCAACTACAATGAGTGACATACAGTTGGGTGACGACCAAACCGATGCAACTATGGAAATTACAATATCTTTCAAGTTCAAAGATTGGGAAGCAGAATCCGCAGATGCGAAGAGTCTGTTTGATAACATACTTAGCGGTGGTCTAAGTATATTTTGATTTAAACTATTTCTAAATTATTAGGAGAAATGAAATGGCATTACCAAAGTTAAACACAGCACCGATATATGAATTATCGGTTCCTTCTACAGGACAACGAGTCAGTTTCCGACCGTATCTTGTAAAGGAAGAGAAGGTATTGATGATGGCGTTTGAGTCTGGTAACCAGAACCAAACATTAAAAGCAATTGTCTCTACTATCGAAGCATGTGTTCAAGAAAACATTAATGTACATGACTTGGCAACATTTGATGTCGAGTATATGTTTACACAGATACGTTCCAAATCAGCTGGTGAGAAATCGACAGTATTGTTGAAGTGTAAGGAATGTGGTACGCAACATGAGTATGTTGTTGACCTATCACAGATTAATGTTGAAATTGGGGAAAGAGAAACAGTTATTGATCTGACTGACCAGATTACAGTAGAGATGAAATATCCGCCTTACAAGGCAATTATGGATTCTGACTTACAGGGTGATCAGATGAAGTTAGGTCTTGAAATGGTGGCATCAAGTATAGACTCCATCATAGTAAAAGACGGACTTGAAGAAGAACGCACAGATGCAAAGGATGTATCCAAGAAAGAATTACTAGACTTCATCGATTCGATGACTAGTGAACAGTTTGAAAGAGTGACCAAGTATATCGGTGACCTTCCATCAATGAAACACACAGCGAAATTCAAGTGTTTAAAATGTGAAACTGAGAATGAACGTGAAATGAAAGGGATATCAGATTTTTTATCCTAAACCTTTCTCATGAGACTCTTGTAAACCATTACAAGACGAATTTTGCAATGATGCAACATCATCATTATAGTTTAAGTGAACTGGACATGATGATGCCATGGGAGAGGGAGATATATGTTAGTATGTTATTGGAACACATCAAGGAAGAGAACGAAAAAATAGAAAGACAAAACCAACAAAACGGATAACCAGTAATGGCAAACCAAAAAAACTTTGACCAACTATTACAAAAGTCAAATAAAGAGAATCTTAAACGTCAGATAGATGTCGAAAAACGACAAGAGAAACGTGACGAAACTCTAATAACAGACCAGAAGCGTACCGCAGATGCACTTGAAAGTATGCTAGATGGTATGGCACTTGATCGTCAAAGATCTCAAGATAAGACAGAAAAACCGACAGGTAAGTCTAGTGATAATCGTCAGGCACCTATTAAAGGTGAGGATTATTCTGGCGGTGCGTTATTCGGTATCAGTCAAATCTTAATGGGTATCGCTGGTGCGGTGACTGGTCTTGCTGTTGGTATTGTTTCTGGATTCGTGAAGGCGATTGCATTTTTAGGCGGCAAGATAGCAAGACTTTTGTTGCCAGAACGGTTTAAACCAATACTAAAGTCTATTGGAAAGGCTATTGGATCTTTCATTAAAACCATCAAAAACATTCCCGCTTTCTTCGTGAACATGGGAAGGTCTCTTACAGCCGGATTCAAAGGATTAAAAACAATGAATTCGGCGATAACTGGGGCGTTTGTAAGTACACAAAAAGGACTTACTGGTATTAACAAGTTCTTCTTCAATCTAGGAGAATCATTAAAAAAACTATCTATTTCCAAAGTAGGATTAAAGGTACAAAGAGGTATCAATGGTTTTAAGAGAGTTTTCAAACCTATTGGCGAAGTTTTCTCAAGTATCGGTAAATCGTTTAGTGGTATAGGTAACAGAGTCAAATCTATAGGTCAGGGTGCAAGCAAGATAGGAAAAATCTTCAAATTTCTCGGTAGTACTTTTGGTAAAATGTTTGGAGTGTTCAAGACTATCGGTTCAAAAATTGCCTTTCCCATAGCCATCCTTATGTCTATCTATGACGGTGTCACAGGATTCTTTGATGGGTTTCAAAAGTATAAAGACAAAGGATTTGTTGCTGGTATTCTTGGCGGTCTTATGGGCGGCGTCAAGAAGGTTATTGGTAATCTAGTAATGGTTCCTTTAGATCTATTAAAGAGTGGTGTCAGTTGGATCGCTGGTAAACTAGGATTTACACAATTTGAAAAAATGTTGGACAACTTCAGTTTCAAAAAACTCTTTGACAACATTATTGATGCATTTACCGATGGTATATTTGGTCTCGGTGATTGGTTTGCCGATAAATTTAGAAAAGCAGATGCCAAAATCATAGATGGTGCGAAAATTGTTAGTAAATTTTTCGGTGATATTGGAAGGGGAATAGGTGCATTCTTCTCGAACATGGGAAAGGGTATTGTCAATAAATTTAAAGATACGAAATCATTTATGAAACCTTTGTTTGACGGTTTAAGTAACATAAAACAAAAGATAAAAGAATTTTTCATGAGTCTGTTGCCTGACCCAAATAGTCTTGCAGCTGCAATCATTCCAGACTCCGTCTACGAGTGGGGAGGAGTTGCTGTTCCTCCCAAAGAAGAAAAATATTCTAAAAAACAGGAACGTAATAATAGACGAGGCGGTTCGGAGGAACAGGGAGAAGAACCATTATTTGAATTTTCTGATCCTGTAATGCAAGAAAGAATGGACGAGATGATGAGATTGTCAGAAGAAGCTAAGGAATCGGGTGACCGATCTAAGTTAGAAGCCTTTTTCTCAGATGATCAGGCGATCCGTGAAAAAGAAGAAAAGGTATTAAGAAATCTTCAAAACCTTAAAGATTTCGAGTCTAAGAAGTTAACTGAATCTGAGTACGACTATACAGTCAACGAAATGTTAATGCCCTCTAGTTATGGTGATACTTATGTAGACGGAAAACGACAATTCACTAACGTTGATGTCAATAGAGACCAAGACGGTAATCTCAAAACCATGGCCGATCTTAGTGACAAACAGTTAGAAAAGTTACAATGGATGAGAAATGATATCGATCAAGATGAGTCTAGTCTAAGAGAATTGATCGGAACATTAAACACTGAGTTAGTTGAAACCTATAACAAAAGAGAAAGCATTGACGGAAAACCTCTTGAGAACAAATTGGAAGTTAAGTTACCCGAAAGAACTGGGTCAAGACTTTCTGAAGAACAGATGAAACAAGCTGACTTAAAACGACAACAGTTAGCAGAAGCGCAAAAAGCATCAATGATTGTCGCACCATCTACCAACGTAGTAAATAATAACTCTTCTCAAGGAATTATTATGAACCAAAACATGCCGGCAGTAGATCCTCTAGATCAGGCATACGGAGTATAAAAAAAGGGGAACCGAAGTTCCCCCTTTACCACCTCTTTTAGTTATTCACTAGTCAGACTGTGCCATCTTGGCAAAGTAAGATAGTGTGTCGTCTTCATCCGAAGATGCAGACTCAATCGCAGGCGATGGTGCCGCCACGATCTCAGGTTCAGGACTAGAAGATACTGGAGCAGCTTCCGCAGATTGCGTTAACGCTTCATTCTTCATAGTAGAACCTTCACCAACCGAATGTCCTAACACAAGTTGTAGTCGAGAGTTTAATTCGTCATAAGACTTGTAACTCTTTGGATCTACAAACTCAGCAAGATCATGTAGTTGATTGTAAGTCGCCTCTAGTTTAACTTCATCAGACTCAAACAATGCAGACTGTGGTTTAAACTCAGATTTGTCATAGTTACGATATCCCGCCACATTGCGAATCTTCAACTGGAAATCTGCACCAGTCCAAAAGTCGAATGGGTTTACTGGTTCTTCGCCAGGGAATTGTGGTTGCATAACGTCCATCAACTTATCAAAGATCTTCTTACCATACTCGTACAAGAATACTTTACCCTCGTTCGATGGGTTAGAAGGATCAGACACTACAAGAATGTTTGATACGTAATGGAGTCTACGCTTTTGTTTACGAGCAGTTTCTTTATCATCTTCATTACCAGAGTTCCACAGACGTGAGTTCAACTCACCGACTGGATCTTTCTGTCCGATAGATGTCAGAGACTTCTCGATGTACCATTGACCAGTTGGGCCTTTAAACCCATGATCCCAGTAGCGTTCCCAAGGTAGTTCCTGTCCTTCCATTGCTGGAAGAAAACGAATGACAGCATAACCGTTACCAGCGTCATCGACAGTTGGTTTCCATTTGCGTTCGTCATCGTATTTGTTTTTGGTTTTTTGTCCGCCACCAGATACTTCTTGTGCAGCTGAAACCAGTTTAGAGATATCGGTTCTACCCGACTTTAGATTTGAAAAAGACATATTGTTTCCTTATATTTACAGAGTATTTACAGTTTATCCAAATGTTGCTCATAATGTAGACAGTATTATAACACATATAGTATTCATGTGTCAAGCATTATTTATAATTATTTGTAACCCAACCATGCAACCGCAACTATGCGAGTGCCTTGTTCGATCGGTTTGACTTCATGCCATTGATCACTCTTGAAGATGATTGTATCTCCAACATGTTGTCTTGGAACGAATTTTTGTATTTCAGGATTACCTTTTGGATCATCTTCGCCATTCGAATCATATATTACTAATCCATGACCAACATAATCATCCGATAAATGAAGCACAGTTGTTGTAGACCATATTCGTTGTTGTGGTTCATCTAATAATGTATCTTGGTGAATATCAAACTTGTCACCTCTCTCATAGAGTAGTATATCTAATTGATTGACCTTGGTTCCGTCACCGACCCAATCTTCTAGTTGTTCACAGAAATCAGAATAGAAAACTGTGGATACACCTTGGAAAGTTTTACTTGTTCTCCAATCATGATATATACCTTCTACGTCTTTGGTTCCTTGGTTAATAACTACGGCGCTCTGTCTTTTGGAGAAAGAATCTGATAAGAAATCATCACACATTTCGGTTACAGTTTCTTCGTCAAGCAACTTAGTCGATCTGTAAATCTTATCGACAGACTGCCGATAAGCTATGTGTTTTTTTAAACTCTCATCACCAGCCATAATTATACATCCAAAGTATTTACCTTAGGCAAAAAGTTAAGATCCATCGCTTCCTTCTCAAGATTCTCGGTAATAGAAGGCGAGAGATATTTTTTGATATCTTCGATCTCTATATTGTTTTGTTCACACAACCAAACGATTGCATCAAGGTAGGACATTCCATTCGTCCGTACTGCCGTCTCCACCATCTTCGAAAACTTCTTCTTGTTCAGGAAGTTCTCTTTTGTAGGTTCTTCTTGGTTCGTTGTTACCATACCATTCATTCCTCAGTTCTTGAGTCCACACCTGTGCTATATCTGGGTAGTACGTACCGATAGATCGTTTTGGTGTGCCGTCTGGATAGTATGCCATAGTTAAACAAATAGTTTTCATTTTACCCTCACGATTACGTCCATAACGACTGTCTTGATATATCCCACTAGACAGGTATGACTTCAAGTTTTTCAAATAGACATCAAGGATCTGATATTCATGACGTTCGTCCTTATCCTTCGATAAACGATTTCGTTTCTTGGAACTAACTTCGGAGGTGAGTTCTTTTACCCACTCCCGAACCTTCTTCCAATGGATAGGACTGTCATCGTCCATCTCCAACAAATCTGGATGAACAGATGCAGATCCATCATGTCCTCTTTTCTCACGAGCGATTCGCAAACGCTCCGCAGCTGCAAGTCGCTGTTCTTCGGTCATTGGTTTGCGTTTCTTTTTCATATCTTTACTCGATTGGCATAAAAGTTAAAAGAGAGTCCATACGGAATGATCGCCATTCTTTGATCACTAAGTCGAATACTCGAACAGTCTCATTACCACCCACAGACTGATCAACACTCTTACCGCTCTTAGGAACGTTCTCTTCGGGAATTAAATCGAAATCAAGAGTTGCTTTCATCTCACGTACACCACCATCTTTTACTTTGGTGAACGATAGATCAACCATACCATCTTGAAGCATTTCGACCACTTCATCTTTACTATATTCTACTACCATTATATATCTCCAGTTTATTTACTTTTAATCATGTCGTAACTATTTTTTCGCCCATCATATCCTTCTCTAGTTCTGCCAGAATTGACATCGTAGAAATGTAAAAACATATGATAGGAATATTCCCCTTGAAAACAGTCTCTCCAGTGAGGAACTTCTACACCTAGATATAATAACACATCTCCTATACCTAAGTCAAGCGATTTAAACCCAATTTGTTCACGTTCTTGCAAGGTTTTCATCTGAGTCTTTTTTAAGTTGTATTCAGACCCCTTTTTACCTAACCAGAATTTCCAAGGGTTTCCGTTGTCAGATTTGTAATCCAAACACATCGTTACACTAATCTCACAGTCAGGTCTATCTATGTGAGATTCTAGCCAAGCATCTCTCTTATATTTTCTTGCAAAGGAATACGTCTCTTCTAATTCTAAATCTAAGACTTCCTTCAGTCGTTTTTTTAAATACTTATGCATAGAAATAGAGGGCGGGAAACAGTAGTTACCAACACTCTTATACAAAGATTTTACTGGCGTATTTCCGTATCCAAGACTACGTTCTGTAAAACCAATATATTTAAAACCCCTAAACAAATCCGAGTTCTTTTCAAAACATTTCCAGTTATCTAAAGTGATATCGATGATATCCTTTGGAATAAAGTTTTTTAAAACAACGTAACCTTCAGTCGTTAGTTGGTTCGCTAAATTTTCCTGCATGTAAATCCTTCAACCATTGATCAGTTTGATCTAAATAAGCGATAGCGCCCTCTAAAGATTTTAGAATTTCTTCATGTTGTTTAGCTTCTTCTTTAGTTAGTAAATTATCAGCAGTACTCACGTCTTTATTTTTCACATAGAACTTGACATGTTCTACATATAGACCACGCAGTACTTCAACTGTTACCGCCTCAGCAACTTCTGGTTTTAGTTTTGGTAATTTTTGCGACATATGTCGATGAAGTATTCCCTCTCCAGATTGAGTCTGTTCGTTTTCAATGATAGGTTCGCCTTTACTATCACCCTTTGTCGCTTTTACTACTTTTGCCATTTTTACATTTCCCCTATGCGAGTTTTTTCAAGTACGTCACCAAAGTGTGCCTTCGCATAGTCTTCTGCATCACTCCAGTGTATTTCTGACATGTCGTCAAACTTCTCGACAGAGGCCACCAATCTATCAACTTTCTTCTCATGCAACTTTGCATTCTGTATTTTCTCTGCAGCTGCTTTAATCATTGCATAACGTTGGACTTTATTTATCGCCATTCTAAATCTCCAATTCATCAAATGGGAAACAATCGAGGAATAGATCACGTTCTAGTTTATACGCCTCTATCTCCCACGGTTGATCTTTATATTTAAACTCAGATGCGTTGTTACCTTTCCATGCGAAACCACCTTCACACGTCAACTCTCCACGTAGGAACTGTCGAGCATGAACCATCTCATGTGCAAGTGCCTGCATCTGTCTCATAAAACTTTTATCTTTGGTTCCGATACTTACAAACACTTCAGTGTCATCACCAATACAAAGTCCGTCTGCCTCATCATCAAGAACAGACTTGAACTTAATGTCAACAAATCGTGAAGTGAATCTATGGATCTTCAGTGACTCCATAAGATTACGAACATACTGATCAACGATTTGTTTCTTTGCGTGACGACCTGAAATAAAATACATGTACATTCCTCATTAACTGGCTAGTATTATATACTAACCACCAAGATATGTCAAGCGTTATTTGCCAATATCTTCAACATTATTTCTACTGATTACTTGATACGCACCTTTGTTATATGCAGGGGCGATAGTATAACCAGAAGATATATCGATTCTTTCTTCTCTAGAAAGTGTTTCATTAGATTTACTTTGTACAACATCAGAGACACTCGGATAGTCTCGTGTGTCTCGCCTGAATGATGCCTCAGGTGTGTACGGTTTGAACTCAGACCTATGGGTCTTAGACTTGCCCCATGCGTTATACGACTTCTTACGCCCGTTCGGGTAGTGTCTCATACTGCCGTGAATCATCTAGATATTCTCCAGTCTTCTTGGACTCTTTCTTCTTGTCCGTGTGAGTATCAGGTTTGTGGTACTTATCCATATTTTTTTTAACAGGGTTCTTACGATACTGTGTTTTGTTTTTCATTAGACTCAACCATAATTATATCATGTTCACCCGAAGATGTCAAACGTTCCATCTCAGCGAGTGCCTGTCGTAATGACACATACCAACCGAGAATATTGTTATCACCATCTCTCAACACTATGTTAGCCTTATTCATCTAACTTATTACCATAGTAATCGTGAGTACCCGCTTCGTGATTCTTACGTCTTTCTTTAGCTTCGTGAATCGCAGCTATGGAACCCATAACTCCAAAGAAACATAACCAACAAGCAATAAAAACAACTATAAACTCTACCATTACGCAACCTCCTTATGTGATACGTGGTATTCTGAACGATCGCCTTTCGGCATCATGACGAACGACTCCTTACTACCCTCTCTGAGGGGTAACTCCCTCTCAGCAACAAAGTTGCCATAGAAGTTACGAGTGATGAAGTACGGAGACTCCCACGACTCCCACGGAGTCTCGTCACGGTCTAAGACAGACCAGTCAAGAAGAAACTCTTGATAAGACTCGTTCCTATCCTCAATCAGAGGACGAAGGGCCTCGACAAGATCCTTCGCATCATCTTGCGAGTGATCGAAGTCAAGAACGTAGGTGCTACCACCTTTGTTCTTCCAACGTTGTGGACATTCACCCTGTCCGTCCCAATCATGGGCGCCATAGTTTTCACGACACTGGGTCTCGATTACTAAACGAAGTCTTGCCATATCAAATCTCTCTCTATCATCAATTAAGTAACTATTATATGCCATTGGGCAACAATTGTCAAGCGTTTATTTTAATAAACTTTCTACGTGACTTTGACCATTGCTTCTTAGGTTTCTTGAACATGATCTCTTCCGTAGTGTTCCGTTTGATGTAACCCGCCAGTTGTCCAGCTGAGTTAACAATGTATGTGTGATTGGGAATGTTATGGTCACCCCAATCGGTGACCTCTTGTAAGTATTCCATTATGATCTCTTCTTACGTGGTTTGAAACCAAGGGTTTCCATTGCACCAACTGGAGTATCTTTTTCACTCAGTTCTTTGTACTGTTCGATAGTCGCATTCTTGACTAGGAAGTTAACCCACGACTTCCAAGGTTTTGAACCATACTTGAATCGTGCGATGAACGTGCGTTCTGGCATACCGTGCCAAGATGGGTGACAGTTCGGAGACACTTGCTCCATAGTACGTGAACCTTCGAACGCACCTTGATACATCAGGTACATACCGTCCCAACTGAACTTCTCTTTATCAAATCTAGTCATAATCTTCTCTCTTCTCATTATCAATACAAGTATTATACACTACGAAACATCTTTTGTCAACACTTATTTTCATATAAATAAAGAGATAAATTAGATAAAAGGTATAAATAACACTATGAGTAACGAACTATTCGATTTTGGGTTTACCCTAGTAGATGAGAACGAACTGGAGGTTGTGCAACAGGCGCAAGCAACAGTCACGTCTGCATCATCGTCCGTAGAAGAAACCCAAGCAAAACTAGACAAGTTGTACAATGCGATTCAACCATTGTTGAATAATCTCAAAGCAAACCCAGAGAAAGAATACATTCTGTGGCCCAATCGCACAGATAAGATTGAACAATTTGAAACACATATCCAAGGTATCTACAAAGGGTAATCCATGCGGATTGAAAAGATAATAACAAGATCTATGACAACTTCATTCAGAAGTGAGTCTATGATTGAAAGCGCATTAGAACACACCTATAAATTACTTAATGGCCGAATAATTCGTCAAAGTGCCAATATGGGACATGATGTAACATTCAAAGACGAGTCTCAAGATTGTAATTTATTGGACGAGATACTATATCTCTGTCCTATGTACTGCAATTTTCTAATGTCTCGTAAATATAGTAATATTTTATTTATTTCGCATATGGATATCAATGAAAGAAAATGGTATCTTGACGGCCGTCCTCGTGAAGATATAGACCCCCAAATATTTATCGATGGTTATCCTCCAGAAAAAATTGTTGATAAAAATTATCCCGATTTAGATAAGGTTATACATTTTATACCAACAATTCTTCGTACTTGGGACTTCGATACAGAAACAACCGTAGCAAGACCTTCCCAACTTAGGTATTCAGGAACAATACATGAAATTTATAAAAGATTTAATATAGAATCTCTTGATGTTAATACTCAATATGAACATGGCAATAAGGTTTGGCGTTCAGTTAAAGAAGAATATCCTAGATACGATGCTGTTGTATTTTTACATGTTCCTTCAAAAGACGACAAAGATTTCACCTTAGATCAGGTGAAAAATACATTTAGTGATTACGTGACGGATAATTGCGAATATGTTGACCTTTGGAACGGTGATAAATCTGGTAGATTCTTAGGTGCGAATGAGTCATCTTCAGTTGGTGATATAATGCAAGCGATGGATCTTAAATCAGAATCGGGTGGGATTAATTTAAAAGCAGAAGAAAAATTCTTGAACAGACACATTAGTGTCTACAAATAACTAACGACCAGACCAAGTAACTGCTTTAGGAACATACTTAGATATCTTCGCTTTGATATCCTTATCAAGACTCGCAACTGGAGTAGGTGGTTTACCTGCTCTTTTTGCGTAGAAGTATTTCGCATCTTTTAGGAATGAACCACCCCCACCAGATACTTTAAGATCAGCATCGACACCGACCTTGTTGAATGCGAATACGATATCCCCATCCATATAAGTTTTCAATGTCTTACCCATGTTAACGATGTCCGCCATAGTCTGTGATGCACCACGGTGTGTGTTAACAAGAATCTCAGCGGGAACGGTACGACTACGAGTAAGGTTCTGTGTCTTTGCAACTTCGATGTCGTTCACTACCCATACGATATGGATATTTCTTTTCTCGTAACCCACGTTAGTCAACATACGAGATAGGTTACCCAACTTCTGTAGATCTTTCAGAGTTGTATCGAAAACAAGATTAGGTTTACGATCAGGAGCAGCACCAAGGATACCACGCATCAAGACTTTCTTCTGACGAGTGTCCAGTTGTAGAACGTTCGCAATGATGTCGTGTAACTTGCCAACGTTCTCTGGATTCTTTAGATCAGATGCGATTGCTTCGATATCCATTCCAGTCTCCGCCTTGACTCTCTTACGAATCAACGGTGACTTTGCGGCGGCAGTCTTGAGTTCATCAACGTCTAAGACTTTACCTTCTAGTCCAACTAGGTTGGATAGGACGAATCCTTTACCAGAACCAGCACCCCCCGCCATGATAACAACGTTACCAAATTTAGGGTATGCTTTACCTCCGAACGTAATGAGTTTCTCTAATAGAATCTCACTATACTGTTGGAGTTCTTGTTCTTCTGTTAGGTGCTGGCTAAATGTTTTCATATAAGTTATTTATACAAAAAAACATCCCAAGGCAAAGAGTACTAATAAAATAATTACGTTTGGTCTAAACTCCCAAACTGCAACGAAATCGTCTGCGGTGTATCTGATAAACTCAATAATATTTTCTTGTACTTTATTCCAAAGATCTTTCACTTCACATATCCTTTTTTGTTTTAACAATAACTTCAACGTTTTCTGGTAACGGTATCTTTGCATTATCATGACCATGATACAGATAGAACTTAACATTAGAATATTCTTTGAACAACTCAGGCCATATTGGTCTCCAGTTGTTTGCGATTCTGAACGAGTTGTTCTTAGATCGATCACTCTCAAGAATTAAGTCGGTCACACTTCTAAGATTTAGATCAAAGATAGAATCGAAACCATAGATGTGAACTTCAGTCGCTTTCATCTTACCACAAGCATAATCAACTGCCATGTGACCACAACTGAAGTTCGTTGCATTGCCCGCATACTCAGGAACTCTTTGCCAGAATCCCCGAATGTTCTGCGAGTATTTTAGGTAGAAGTTCGGTTGCATCTCCATCCACTTACGAGGACGAGTACCTAGAACCCAATCATATTGATCAAGTCTAAACTGACCTTCAGTCAGTGCAGCCATCATCTTGAAGTCCACCATACACGAAGCATATACTTCATTAGGTGGTATCGCAAATGGTGGCATGTTACAAATTAGTAACTTGCCTTCAGTCCCTCTCTTAAACAGAAAGTTATGGTCACCATTACCTAAAACATTTACTCTCATTTATTTTCCAAACCAATCATCAATCAAGTTTTTACCATAGTACATTATACCAATCCAGACCGAAAAAAGCAAGCCGTCAAAGTAAGATAATTCATTCCAAATAGTTAAAGGTTCCATTATCGTTTACCACCAAAGTACTCTACAGCGTGACCTTCGTTGATCAACATCTGGTTTACATTATATACACCGTGTTCTTTGTCTACCACGATCTCACCAAGGATACGACCATACTTACCTTTCGCATCATATGTTTTGGTTACAAGAGTAATCACCGATCCAGCGGGCGCCATCTCGTTGACGTACGCTTTCGCTGCGAGTCCTCTCGCCTTTTCTTCAAGGTCTCTGGTACGAGATTCTGGAGTATTGACCCCATATAACCGAACACGTTGTTTAGTAAGGACAACATCAAAACCAAGATCAATGTTAACATCCACAGTGTCACCATCCACCCAGCGATCAACCGTTGCTTTATATTCATACATTATGCCAATTTTCCTTTATGTAATTTAAGTGTTCCAAATCATGCGGTTTGGGTCTTCCACCACAATCTACTATCTTGCATGACGATGGTAAGTATGTAGGAAATTTCCATTGACCAAATATCTTCTCACCGAGATGAAACTTTAAGTTTAATTTTATATTCTTATTCTTTTCGTCCATGTAGAATATTTTACTATCTTTTAACAAACGACCTGTCCAAACTTGATCGCCCCCATCGTAATCAAATAATCTCCAAGAGTCTCGTTCGAAAACATCCCAGACATCTTGCATGTTACCCTTCTTTAGAACCATCATAGATGAACTATACTTATTATTCTTCCAAAGTATAGCATCTGACACGACAGCGTTCTTGTATTTATCTAACGACTTAACTGCACGTTCTATGTCTTTATCAAAGTTCTTTATTAATACAGTATCAATATCTAGGTATAACGCAAAGTCTTCTTCGTAGAAAGAATCGTATACTTTCATCTTGTTCCACCAACCTTTTTTCTTGAAAGGTGGTTCTACTGGTGTGGCGATATCAGAGATCTCATCTGGACGATCCGTAATACAATATGCATTAACATCAAACTCTGTCAATTCTGTGAATCGTTTGATAATCTTACGTGCATACTCCATAGGGTAGTCATCGGTACATACTGTAATAAATGCAATCTTCATGCTTTGATCAACTCTATACCTTTCTTATAATTATGTTTTGCGATACAACCAGCTTCTTCTTGAATGGTACTGAACGAATCGTCTACACTCACAGGCCAAGGATAGAACTCCTGTAACCAAGGGAAGGTGTCTGTGTGTAAGTATACATCGGTCGGACAACTGTGATCTGACACATTGTCTAATAGTTTCTTAGCACCAGTCGGATTTACGATATAGGCATGTGCGCCACCGAAGTACCTCTTTTGTATTAGAGGTTGAACACCCCAAGTTTGTGGTGTATTGAATTTACCATAACTAGGTTTACCAACGGTGACACACTTGTCGAACGGTATATAGGGAACACTGTTAGTGAATACCGCATCATGCTCTAGAATCATCACGTCACATTTGTTTAATATGGAATATTTCCATAGAGACATATGTGATAGGAAACACGCCAATGCATTCTCTGGTCTAGACCACTTTGACGAGAACTGATCAATGTTTAGTTCAGCACTCTCTACCATATCCATAAACCCTTCGGATCTCGGAGTGACAGCGTGATACTTCTCTACGACATGACCAACCTTTTTACCAGACTCAATACACCTCTCCGCAACTTTAACGGATTGTGGATTGTCCATGATTGTGATTACAAAAGATTTCATCATCCTTGGGTACTCGACTCAACACCTTGCACTTTGGTATAGTAAGGATATACAACACGAAGAGACAAAAAGTTTGCACTACACAAGAACGCATCATTAGGCCACATACCGACTTCCTTGATCTTGTTTAAGAACTCTTTTGCCATATGGGGTTCTACCCAATACGCAGAACCTCCTGCCAAACCCTGTGCATAATTTGGGCCTGTAGGGTCATTTACATAAGGGGCGAACTTCACAGAATTACTCTTAGAAACTTCCTCATGAAATGCTTGCGCTCTCCGTGTTGCGCCACGAGGATCGCACAAACCGACACAACTTAAACCCTTACGCATACCAGTAAACTTACGTGTGAGTAACGCATCACTCTCAAAGATAACTGCGGCCTGATCGTTCATGATAATCTGTTCCCACGCTCTCATGTGCGAGACTGCACAAGCAATAACCTTGAGTTGATTCTTTGCGCCATATACATGTTTATAGATTCCTGTCTGAAGATCTAGGCCCTCTTCGTCAGGGGTAACAGGCCAGTTCCACCTAAAGTCTTTATAGTTGAAACAGATCATATCCTTCAGATCTTGTTCCATCGTCTCTGGTGTAGATGCACGGAGTATCTCAGGTTTCAATTCACTTTCAGTGTCTTTGATACTCTTCTTCAGTTTTTTAACTGCTTCTTGTTGTTGACCTTCAACATTAATAATATATGAGTCTGCCATTTTATAACCTGTGACTTAAATTAGGATTTACCTTTTGAAATTTCATCGGACTTGGATATATGTATTGCATTGGTATCACACGATTATTGAAGGTAAAGTCTCCCTGTTCTATTCCATATTTTTCAACTTTGTCTAATAACATCTTAGCACCCTCAACTGTCAGTATATAACCACTTAATCCAGGCGTGATACTTTGACCCTTCCAATCATTCTCTTTATTGTATCGTAATGGATAGTTTGAAGGAAAATCTTGAACTCCTAACCGATGACTATGACCTTTATACCAATCAACTAAGTGTGGATAATTGGCTAGAACATTCGGTTTTTTAAATGCCCCATCTATGTTTAGAAAACAAAAATACTCAACTCCATCGTCTTTTGGTGGAGGCGATGTAACCACGACATCGTGTTCTAAGAAAATCATAGATTCATTTTTCTCTATAACATCCTGTGCGAACTTGAGATTATTAAATAAACAAGATTTTTTGGTTCGGTACTTTCTCTTCTCTTCTGGGTTCTTATGATCCTTCATACTCGCCAGTCTACCATTAACAAGATCTTTCCAAGGGAACTCATCTTCATCTAAAGTATCAGGGGTCACCCCCTCCACGACTTCGTAGTCCCATTCGTACTTGACTAACGAGTCCACAGTCTTCCGCATACACGCTTCAGAAAGTTCGTGACCTTTGACGTAGATGACTCTTGCTTTCATTATGCAATCAACTTTACGTGTTCCACATCAACAACCGCACACTTTAGACCGTCTAACTCGACCGCCATTGCCTTCGACCAGTCTAGATAGATCTTATCCTTTGGTGCCAACGCAGCTGCAATGACTTCCTCACCATCACCTGTTGCGATAACTATTGCTGGTTTGGTTCCTGTCGCAATATCACCAGACAAGATAATACCACCAGAGGTAGTCTCGTCTGCTTTGTGTTCACTCACTAATACATTATTACCTAATACTCTCATAATATCCTAAACCTTGTTTGTGTATCGAACATAGTAAACCATACTATGATCATATGCGCCGTCAAACGGCATACCTTTAGCGAACGCTTTACCACGTCCTCTCCAACCATCCTTGAATCTTTGCCAGTATGTCATCTTACGAATGTTGCCGTAGTAGTTGATATACACAAGTTCTCCATGATGTTTATAACCCATCAGTACCAACGGAACACTAGTCACGATGTCGTTATTATTTACGCATCTCGTATGTGGTACTTTCAGGTTCTTAACAAAAGAACACGTACCCACACGTGGACTACCGAATGTATACAGATGTTTTGTCTGTGGTAATCGTGAAGCGCAGATTGTTGCCATTGCAGCACCTAACGAATGTCCACAGATATACAGATCTAACTCACTGTACTTGTTGACGTATTGTAACACATCTTCCCATACTTTGTCAAGTTCTGTTTTAAATCCAGAGTGTACCCAACCGTCAGTCTCACTTCGTGATGGCCATGCCTTCAAGTCTGCCAGTACATCCGATATCTCTGATGGTTCAGTACCACGGAAACAGACTGCCATACTCTCCTTGTTGCGTACCAGATGAACCTGTGCGCCATCTATGTCAACGAGTTTGTGTGATGTGAATCCGAGTTTCTTAAATCCCTTCTTTGCTTCTTTACTGTCAAGATACGCAAGTTGCGCCATCTCTGCTGATTTACCTATTTTCATTTTAAATTCCTCTTACGTATCTTTCAATATGTGCGCCACCGTAATAACACACATGACTATCTTCGTATGGTTCACTAAGTATTTGATACCAACCATTCTCAGCGTTCCTCAACTGTTTGTTTTTATGCAAATCCCAAACTCTTTTAGAATCCCATAATTTTCTTGGATGAATTATTAGTGGATCCATAATATAGTATGCCCAATCATTTGTGTTTGATATACCATCTCCCTTAACTGATTTATCAATCGGTGGGTAAAATCTGGGCAGTTCTTGTAACTTATTGACACCATGTGTCCAACGAGAGTCTCTACAACCAAACCCAATAGCAACATTCTCATCATACGATCTCTTTATCAAACTTGTCCAGTCGATCGATGGGTCTAACGAGATATAAGTGTCGAATCTCATGCGAACACACATGTCGTACTCGTCACTAATTTCATTTAAAAGTCTATCATACCCCAAAATCTGCATTGTTCTATACTGAGCTTGTTTTCTTAAAAGTGGATCTGTTCCAAGTTGCATGTTCTTTTTATATTGTATGGACTTCCATTTAGGTACAGGTTCAGTATCTAAAGTTGGATGATAATCTATAGATGGTTGATCATGTACAAAGTCCACAATCTTATCATTGCCTTTGCCTGACCAAGTAGAAGTGAATACATCAGCATCAGGGAACCTCCCTTGCATTCTGGATATGTTTCTTTTCCATTTACCTCTAATTTGACCGTTTACTAATATTGCAATCTTCACAATTATTTCCTAAAATGTATAAATGTTTTCATGCTGTCACCTCTTATGTTTATTTTAGAAACAACTTTATCCATAGGCAGTAGTTCGGACGGAACGCATTTATACCCAAAACAACCATTGTCCCAGTATTTGGCACCTTCGGGCAATTCCCCTCTAGTACCAAATCTTTTTGTTGGATCGTCAACCATATAGGCTTCTCTCTTAGGAACACGAGTTTCGTAACCTTGATTAGTCGTAGAATGCATATAGAAAACATTTTCGAAATGATCAAACACATTTTCAAAGAACCATTTAATATCTTTGTCAAACCAGTGAATCAAAACGTCCTTGATGACTAGTGCATCAACATCTTCATTTGGAACGGTGTTCAACTTGGCATATTCGAATCTAAGTTTGGGATACTTCGTGCGAAGTGTATCAACAGCGCCAACGTGGGCATCATATCCTACGTACTCAATTCCAGTCTCAGACCAGTCGATATTACCATTATATGTTTCATGATTACCGCAACCATAATCGACAAATGATCTCACATCATTATTTCTCAATGTTTTTAGTAAGTGTTGACAGTAACTTCTATTAATATTGGGATGAGAACCCCTACCACATGCTTCTTCAAATTCTAATTTATCGTACCATGCACCGATTCCAGACTCGTATCCGATCTTCATCATATCTATCCTTTAAAGTTCTCTAGGAAGTATGTTAGATCTTCGGGTGTACCGAGACCCCACATCTTAGATGCATTGTGAGTGTAAATTCTTTTCTCACCCTCTATCGCTTGGTTGAATACTGGGCAAACATAGAACTCATTATTTACTCGGACATCTCTTTCGATCATCTGTTCTGCGTAGTGAACAAAATCCTTACCGTTCTTCCAGTAGTAATAACCAACAGTTGCAAGGTTACTGATAGGATTCTTCTCTGCCACTTCAGTAACACAACCAGACTCATCTATCTTAGCAAAAGACCATTTTGGGTGTGTCGCCTCAAAGGTGACGATACCACCGTCAGCATCTTTCTCATTCATCGCATACATGAACTCCATGACATCCCACTCAACATACTGATCAGAGTTTGCGAAGAACAACGGATTATCATTGTCGATATACTCTTTCGCAAGAAGTGCGGTACATGCAGCTCCTTCAGTTATACTATCGACCTCAACAATCTTACAGTCAGGCGCAATTAGATTCAACATGGTGTCGAGGTTATATTGTTCACGATGTTCTTTCTGTACAACAAAAATATAGTTCGCATCAAAACCAAGATTCTCTACAACAGTTTGAATCATCGGTTTACCATTGACATCGATCAACGGTTTGGGGAAGGTGTAACCCGCTTCTGCGAATCTACTTCCAGCGCCTGCCATAGGAATAAGAACATTGAGTTTCTCGTTCTTCCACTTTTTCATAATAGGTTTACCTTCGATTTTTGGAATGATATTATCTATAGTTGTTTTATATGGGTTATCTACACGAATGTAGTTTGCCCGTGATCTCTGTGCGGACAACAATCCAGGCGGACTGTCTTCTACAATTATTGTCTCTTCAGGTAACACCCCCATCATTGACATCGCTTTCCAGTAGATCTCAGGATGTGGTTTACTATTCTTTACGTCCTCATTAGAAAGAATCACCGAACAATGTTTTATGAGTTTAGCTTGTGCAAGTGACGTAACAACTGTTCGTCTAATAGAGTTAGAACACACACCAATCTTATAACCTTGATCCTCTAGTTCTTGGAACAAATCACAAATATGTTCTATGGGTTCTTGATTTGATAATAAGTCTCTTGTTATCTCTTGTTTCTTCTCACTAATCTCGGAGTGAAGTGTGGGGTCTAGTCCTTTTCTTTTGGTCAACATCTCCAACTTCTGTAGAGTCTTTAGACCGTCATATGTCGCTAGGTGTTCTTCTTCCGTGATTGCGTACTCAGGGCCTAATGCCTCATTCAACGCAACGAAGTGTATATTCTTCGCATCAATTAAAACACCGTCTAAATCAAAAAGGACTAACTTTATCACTATAGATCCCAACTAATTGTAGGACGTGAGTCGCCCTTACCGTTCCAATGTATTCCACACCCACATTCTTCAATAATAGGAATGATCGCCTTTAAATTCTTTACGCCTTCTTTGTCGCCGTTAAAACAGAAAGTCGATTCGTCTTGCATCTCTGGTGGATAACAAACAAACGAACCATCTCTAAGTAATCCTTCAGGTTGATTCTCTAGAATTGATTCCACACCATACTTCTTGGCGACTTCTAACATAGCACCCTCTTGACCGTCCTCTTCTGCCCACTGCGCTTCTTCTAACTCTTCGAAGAAATCATCTTCTCCTTCTTCAAGTAACCCAGACTGCATAAACTCTTCGTCTATATCGTACTGACAATCCTGTGAATGATTGAACAGTACCTTGGCGAGATCAACGTCTTTGTATTCAATCGGATTACCGTCTTTATCTTCACGGATTAAGTATCCGTCTTTGTCGTACTGCGGATCAAAGTAATCAGGGACATCCATCCACGCACATGTTTGGCAACAGTAGTGATTCCACCCTACGTACCAACCTTCTTCTTTGAGTCTTTCTTGTAATTTTCTAAAACCGTTCATAATATATTCCTCTCATACTGATGTGTATTATAACACATTAACTGTCATTTGTCAATCTGTTTCATCAGAGACTCAACATCCTCACCTTTGTTGGGAAGTAAGTCTTTCAGGAAAAAGTGTACGAAGTGACAATTCTTAATATTGTTAACTGCACTAAACAATCCATTCCATTTGGCATTAAGATTTTTAGTGGGAACTTTATATTTTTTCAGGAAGAAGTTCAATAGTGTTTGGTCGGTACTCCATTTCCACGCACCTATGCCGTCAACAAAATCTTTGAACTCTAAACGATTTATAAAGGATTTGGCGTCATCGCCCTTTAGGAAAGGAGTAAACTTTTCAACGTTGATGACCATCATACCCATGTTGAAGTATTCAAACCCTAGTTGATTTGGTTTGAAGTCTAGTTTCTGAGAATGCAGATTGCTGTATTGCATTGCACTATAGTTTCTAATCTTCTGGGCATATTTGGGGGTGATATCCATCTCACGTTCAGTGACAGCTCCAAACGCACAGTCATCACCAAAGTCTTCTAGAATGTTCGGTGCATCTTCACGAATGTATATGTCCGCATCAACAATCAATAGACGATCGTACCCTTTCATCATATCGAAGGCATTTTCTTTTTCGTAGATAGGTAGGAACCCACCGTGTTTCTGCCAACTCTCGGTAGAACGATTACTGGTAAACGGATCAGGTTTTATTCTGAGTATAGGTTGAGTCTGCACATGGTGGTCGAAACCATGTCTCCAACAATACTTCTTGACGCTGTCTATACAATGTTTATATAGTTCAGACGGTTTCCCAACCGACACTTGATATACTAAAGTTTTCATAATAATTTATTCTTTTTTAGTCTCTTAAAAGTTGAATGTCTAAAATCAATGTTCTTTCGTAAAGCAAAAACACCATCAATATTGTAGTGACTTCGTTTTGTACAAAATATTTGATGCCAACCATACTCTACTGGCATCAACTTGCACTTATTATTTAGTTTTTCAATATCGACACCTTCTAGGTCACTTTCTTTAAAGATTATTGCGAAATCATTTAAGAAACTTTCCCATCTCTGTCCCTTTCCTATACCCACCTCGTCACATTCTGGTGAGTCTAACAGACAGTAAATACCCTTTTCTAAGTGTTCTTTAACAGATTTTCTGAGGTCTCTTATCGCTCTATACTCTGCGTGTTCACGTTTATCGTTCTTCCAGTTACGGAGTTGGAAATGATCTTTCTTACCCGCTTGGAGTCCTATGCCAATCACACGATCTTCTGCCAACTCCAAGAGTTCTTGAAAAACATGATAATCAGCGACACCTTTAGCGTGTACATCCCATCTAGTCCTAACGTAAAAATCATAACCTTTAGGTACATTTTTCCATTGAGTATCAAAAGATAACTGTTGATTCAGAGCAGTTAAAGGTGGATCTTTTCTACTACGACCATCTTTATATCTCATTATTTTAGCAGATATTCCCTTTAAACCCAGACGAATCCAGTCTGACCTTTTTCTGTCTGGGAATCTTTCGAGCAAAAGTCCGTAGGGATCATACTTACAGGGTTCTGGTTCTGGGACAAAGATAACGTTTATAGGCATGTTTCTTCTAAGATTATTGAAAATCTTTCTTTGTTCAGGTGTGTCCCAAGTCTGCCAGAAAATATCACAACCTTTGTACATAGTTAGAATTGACCACACACTTTGTTTTAAATCATCAATATCAAGATAACTATGATATGCGCCACTAACCATAACGGCAGTTCTCTTCGTTATCGGTTTATAGTTTCTATGTTCTATAATGCCAGGCAGATTATGAGCTCCAACAAGCATCTCATAAGATGTGAAGTTTTTAAGTAAGTTTCTTCTGTGCGGTCTTTTATTTAAAAAGTTTTCCATGCATGGACTACAAAGTTTCATATTACTTAATAATTTTCTGTCTGGGGTTAAATCTGATCTAGCAAGGTATGATAACACCATCGTAATAAAACCGTCAGTGTTCAATAGAGAAGATGCTTTGATATCGTTTCTTGTGTACCACTCTTTAGGTAATGGGTGATTGATACACAATCCTTTATCGTCAATAAAATCAAGAACCTCTTTAGCCATTAATGGATGCCAATAACCAGCTCTCAATATCATATTACTCAGTTGAACGTACAAGTAGTCTTCATACTTTATAGATTCGGGATCACCTTCAAGGATTCCGTCATGTTCTACTACGAAATGAGGTTCGTCTCTTTTTACAACTAATTTCAAAACTTCTAGATGTGAATAATAAACCGCTTTCTCTCCGCCACTCATATGTCTAAGTCCGACAGTCCCTTTAGTGTATTCTGTACTCATCGGGCCCCAAGGGTGTTCGGGATTTCTTATGCTGGTTGGATGTGCTAGAATACCATCACCAAAATCTAGGTAACTGTATTTTTCGAAATCGTCAGGTGTTATAGCATCAAAGAGTTCTGTCTTATAACCTCTGTCATTCCAACTTTTAGCTGTTTTCAATGCAAGAGATTCGGAAAGACGACTTCCTTTATTACGTATAATAATTACTTTTGGTTTATCTGTAGTCATCTAGATCGAACTCTGTTCCGTGCATTTTCATTAAGTCTCGTTCATGATTAGTATACACTAAAACTTCAGGATCGTCAAGCAAAAAATCACATGTCTTACAATAATCAGGATAGTCTCCTGTGGTATGTTGATCACGTAACTCTGTGTACTCAGGCCCATCCCAGATCTCTTTGATAGTATTCTCGGACGTATGACCTAGTACTGCCTCTTCGTCTTGTCCCAGTACTTGACAACAAGGTGCAACCGCACCAGTCTTACCATCAAGTCCGCCTGCCCGAATCACAACGTCAGGTGAGAACGGACGACCACATGTCTTGGTCTCACCTTTACGTGTATTCTGTTTTGGGTCATAGACACCAGACCAGTTGTGCATCTTCCAGATCTCGGTCTTCACCCCCAGATCATCTACCAACTTAACATACGACTCAAGTTCATTATCTACATTGTCATTGTCGGTAATTAGATGGTAGGTCGCAACAACACAATCAGAACCAGTCTCTTCTACGTACTCTTGCATCTCACGTATGTTCTTGGTGATCAGATCAAAGTTACCGCCTACTGTATTATGCATCCATTCGTTATACTTCTCCTTGTTATAACCAATGAAAGAGAAACGATAGAAGTCCAGTCCAGCATCGACACACTTCTTCATGAAGTCGCCTTCCATACGGAAACCGTTAGAGAACATGAAACACTTGGCGCCATACTTCTTAACGATCTTGATGTACTCAGGTAGATTGCGATTCAGTGTGGGTTCACCAGATCCTTCTAGGTTGACAACACGTAATCCATGTTGAGCGCAATCACGAACATTGTCTTCAAACTCTAACAAGTTCATCTTGCGTAGGAAACGTTTGTCTCTACCACCAGTACGCACGTCCTGTGGACACATCGTACAAGAGTAGTTACACCCTCCATTGATTTCGATTACCGCTCTATCGATTTTCATTTTATTTCTCTCATAGGTTTCCCTAGTTTTTTAAAGGTTGCCCTTTCTCTAGATCTTTTTAAAAGTGTAGGGCCTTCCTTGTATGATTTAAATTCGTCTGCAAAGTCTTGAAGATTTTTGTATCTATAAAATTTCTTCAGGTCTTTTTGGTGATCAATTGACCTTCTCTTAGCTTCACCTAAAAACTCAGGTATTCTGTGAACCCATTTCCAAATACTTCTCTCGTTCTTCTTATCATGATGAGCAAGTATCGTATATTGTCTTGGTGTATGATAATTAGATATCGGTTCATCCGATACTACAGTGTTAGGAATACAAAGGTTTCGAGCAACGTAGTGCCACATACCATCGTAACTTAAAGCCATTCTACATGTCTGTAGATGAAACATTGCTTCTCTTATGGGTGTTCTATAAGTCAACTCAACTACATGTAATCCCCTTCGGCGGAGTTTACCTATTATAACATCCCAGTCATCATTTGTCAACTTTCTTTTCCAACGTCTAGGTGGTTCAGCGTTCTCTAATGATCTCCACACTACAATCTTATTAGAAATATACTTTTGTTTAATCAATTTCATCTTGATATATTTGTACGGATCGACATGACCTCTGTTAAAACACCAGAGATTCGGTGGAGCTGCACCCTTGGTGTTATGGTAATAGTGATCCTCGAACTCATATCGGTTTTTTGCTAGTGAAGCGAGTTCATCTTCATCATAATAAAATTCACCCCGATGATTGTATACATGAGATATTCTAACTTGATTTTTATGTAGATAAAATTTATGTATGTACTGCATTCTATCTATGATAGTTTCTTCGTCTTCAAAATGATGATAATAATTTTCATCATGATCCCAATGCATTATAAGATTGACGACACATCCTTTGTGCCAAGCGTGATGATGAGCACAGTTAAGTGCCATCATCGCATCTCCCATGCCAATCGTACCACGCCATTTTAAAACGAAGAAATTGCCTTCCATTTATTTTTTCTTGCCGAAGTTCTGTGTACCAAAGAATGCAGCAACGATACCTGCCACAGCAACAAAGTATGTTGGTGCCATATCGCCTAATGTTTCTTGTGCTTGATCTAGACCGATCAGAGATGCGATAACAACGGCAAACGGATAAAGTAACAGACCACCGAGAGCGAACCACGTCATGTTGCGTTGTGCATCACGCATAGCGTCTGCATCTTCGAGTTCTTTGCGTTTAAACTCTAGATACAGTCGTTCTTCTTCGTCACTTACTTTACCGTCACCGTTTGAATCGGCAGGATGGAATAACGTTTCTTTCTTTTCTTCTGACATTTTAATTACCTATGTGTTAATAATAATAGGTATTTAGTAGAAGATTAACTCTCTAGATATTCGTAAACATCTTTCCAGTTTTTCATTAGAGGGAAGTCTTTGTTGTCCATGTTATAGGCATGTTCAATCAGTATACTGTCCAGACCTAATTTATCACCGACTTCTGCGTTCTCAACCTTGTCTTCAATCCAGACGAAGTTACTGTCACGGTAAGGTTCTAACGCCTCGTCCTTGTCAGCACCAGTGTCAAGACAAACAACTTTCTCAAACGCAGTCTCACCGAACAACTTCGCAAGGTTTTGTTCTCTCAACTTGGCGGCATGGGGGTCAAGACTTAGACTAGTGATCGCATGAAACACGTAACCATGTTCTTCATGCAGTTTGCGAACGTAGTGTATCGCATCACGCAACGGTGGTAGGAAACCGATCGAAGCGCTTTCGTTAAAGTGACGAACCATCTTCTTACTTTCGGCTCGTTCCATATCAAATATTTTATCAACGTTGTAGACATCAGGATCTTTTACATCGTAACCCTTTTGTTCCATCCAAACTTTAAAGGCATAACCCCAGTTCAAAAGGACACCGTCTACATCGGTCAAGATTATTCTTTCGTGGTCATTTCTCATTTGTTCTCCTTAGTTAACATATGTATTATATGCTATTGGGCAAGATTTGTCAAGTCTTTTTACCAACCTTTTCGAAATATAGGAAACTCATTTTTATGGTATTGTTCGATCATAGTATATTTGTGGTGTCCGCCAGTATAGTGTAAGAAGTAACAGGGACGGTCGCCGTTACCTTCGATCCACTTGTTAGGATCTTTGTAATGAGGTGGAGTGTCGTTCCATTCTTGATTCAGTGTTCCGATTTCGAAACCATGTTTCATAAGTTGACCAGAGATGAAAGGTTGATCGTTTTCGATAGAATTGTGGACTCTTGGATAATTAGGATTACCTAACCTTTCAGGAAAAACCCAGTCCTTCCAATTATCGAAAAGTTTTCTAGCCCTCAACCTAGCAGTCTTAGTCCAAATTAAAACTCCAGTGTTGAGTATGGTGATTCTTGATTCATATTTGCCTATACCCGCTTCTGGGATGACAGGAACCAAAGGAACATTATGAAAATTAAATTTACTTACGTAATTGTTAAATGTTTCGTGGTCACCATCCCAAGAATTATACCCACCATATTTGTCTTCAACTTTGATGTCGCTCTCCAGCACACCATATATTTCCGCTTCATCGTGGACAAGATCAAAAATATTTTCTTTCGTGTTCGCAACAATGTCCGCATCTGCGAACAACACATTGTCAAACTGATCAAAATAAGGGTCATAGATAACCCGAAGACATTCATACATGTCAGCAGTATAATGTTTTTCATCATGTGTGAATACTTTCTCATCAGAGAACATATATTCACAACCTATTTCTTTAGCATATATCTCAAAAGACTTACGTGATATCTCAGAACTTTCTTTTAATAACTGTGTTCTAGTTTTATCATGTATCCCGCCTCTTATTCTATCAACATCATCTGCTAACGTTAGATACTGAAATATTATATTCTTGCTCATTATATGCTCTTTGGTCACTCTCAACGGCCTTCACTCTATGAAGTTTACCTTGTTTTGAGATTTGCTTATGTTTGTTTCGCTTTTTGTTTTGCGGATCGTGACGTGTATACTTTGCCATGACTATTCCGTTATAAGACCAACTTTATATGCGGTCTTACCATTCTCTTTAAGGGCGGTTAACACAGACTTACGGTTCGAATCAGGATCTACGTAGGACACATGTACCCAACCACTGTCAGGAATACCTACAGTATAGAACTCAAGAATCAGTTGGTCGAAACTTAGATTCTCACGAATCCACTCTGCGACTTCTGCATTGGGTACGCCTGGCACTTCGATATCGACTGCCTCGCCCTTACAGTGTTGACTCTTAGATGATCCACCGACCGCCTTGTTTAACTCAGGGCCACGGTAACCAGAGTTGATTACGGTCGGGCCGAAGTGTTCACGAACAGGTTGAACAAC